GTGTGAGTTCTTTTTTTCTGCCTGCAGCTATCTTATGACCAGCAGTAGGCCTGGCTGCCCAGCCACCGCATTTGAAGGAGCAAAGCGACGCGCAAATGCGTTTGTGGCGAGGCGTGTCGAAAAGCAGGTTTACCTGCATTTTGATTGCGGGAAAATAGCTGTGGACTATTTTATATTTACTACCGTACTTTCTCTGTTCGTGAGAGGTATGAGGTATATCGTTTCAGATTGCTATTTCCTGCACGATATATCTCTCGCTCAATTTTCAGCGTCAAAATAGCATCTGTCGACGTTTAATGCTATTTGTGTTATAATATAGAGCATTGTAAATAAAAACCGCTAAACCCTAGTATTTATGGGATTTAGCGGTTTTTGTTTTATTGATTGAGTTCCAAATGAGTTCCAAAAATTAAAATTCGCTATTCTGGGGCAAGTTATCCACAGTTATGCTCTCTAATTTGTCGACAGCTTTTCTATTAGCTTCAGGCATCATGTGAGCATAAAATTTGAAGGTTGTGTTTGTATCTGCGTGACCAATCTGTTCAGCGACTGCCAAAATATCTCCGGTAGCTGCGTAAAGCATTGAAGCATAGCTGTGCCGGAGAATGTGAGGACTAATTCTTGGCAAGCCTAACTTAGTACAGTGATATTGCATATATGTTCTGATAGCCGACGGTTTTATGCCATCAAAGATATAATCTTCTGGTTTAGCCTTATAAAGCGTGCCTATGTAGTCTATGATTTGATTATAGAGGTATTTCGGTATTTCAACATCACGCACGGAGCTTCTTGTTTTTGGTGTGCTAATGACAAATTCATCTTTATTGTGTATCCTCATTAGTGATTTATTAACATGAATTTTATAGGGCGATATATCCTCGATTTTTAGAGCCATAACTTCACCTATGCGCAAGCCTGCCCAAAAGATTATATTGAACAGTACTCTATGTGAAGCTATCTTAATATCGTCATAGAAAATCTTATACTGTTCTACTGTCCATAATTTCGCACGTGTATCGTTGGAATATGGCTTTACCCTGTCAGTAAGAATGACAGGGTTATTTTTTGTCCCGCAATTTCTTTTAGAGAATTCAAAGACCTGGCTTAATTCTGAACGTATCTGATTTAGCAGTCTGCTTGAGAGCCGTTCTTTTTTTGATTTCTCATTTTGAAGGGCAAGCCAGCGCATAACTTGAAGCGGAGTAACCTTATCTATGTTCATATTCCCAAAGAAAGGGAGGACGTAATATTTTAATGCCTGGTTTTTCTTGTCGACAGTCGACTGCTTTAATTCTCCTAGCTTCAATTTGCTGTCCAGCTCTTGCTGGTATGCTGCAATAACTTCGCTAAATTTAGGATCATGTGTATGAGTTTTGTTTCTCATGTCGCTTTCGTATTTTTCAGCATCACGCTTTTTATCAAAACCTCTTTTGGTTGTATGTTTTCTTACGCCTTGCCAATCTTTATACCAAAAAGCGCAGTCCCATTTTCCTGTTTTCGGATTTTTTGTTACTGTCATGTTTTGCAGCTCCTTTCATGTAATTTTTGCCAAAAAATGCAAAAAATCTCTTTAGTATTTAGCTTATAAGCGACTTTTTGAGCCTTCTACTTATATTTATATTAGTAAAAATTAAATGCTCATATAAGCTAAATATGAAGCTCTGATAAGATTTTTAATCTATAAAAATAGTGATATAAACTGTATAAAAATGCTGGCTTGAAAAGCAACCTGAAATTTTATGTTCAGACTGTTTTTTAAACCTTTTTTATTTCAAAAAGCACAAAAGCAGACCATTTCTGGTCTGCTGATTTATTTTATCGACTGCTTACTGCTATATGCTTGTTTGAATTTGTCGTTTGCTTCCTTGACTTTAGCAGCCGAATTTTTCCAATCTGCAAGCCAGGTGTTTTTGTCTAGTGATGGCTTGTCTTTTACTCGTGCCGTTACATCCAAAAAGTTTATTACGCAAGAAATATATGTATCTGTCAATGTTGCAATATAAGAATCTTTTGCCCTGGAATCATTTTGCAGTTTTTCTTTTAGCTCTTGCAATTTAGGTTTGGTATATATTGCTAAATCTGCTCCTGCAATATCTTTCGCATTTTCCGGATATGTTTTCATGATGTTTTCAAATTTAGGGAAAAAGTCATTTTTTAAGATAGAAACCGTTACTGCAAAATAATTGTCATTGATGTACTTTGCGTTTGTTGCTTCTGACGCTTCACAAAATGATGATATTGTAAAAACAAGTAGGGCAGCAAGCACAAGAAAAAGCTTTTTCTTGATACCGACCTCCTAGAATAGGTGACAGCGTTTACAAGGTGTATATCCAGATGCTCTTGCTTCTGATTGTGATTCGATGTAAACCTTATTGCCGTTACTCATTTTTGATACAGAGCTACAGGTGTTTGTGTGTATCTTGCCAGTGCTGCGATTAGCTACATAAGCTTCTGCCGACAGCGTAAATGTTCCGATACAAAAAATAGTTATTAGTGCTATGATTATTCTTTTCATTGATGCTGACTTCCTTTATTGTTTGTTAAGCAAATTCGATATTATAGCACATGGTTCCTCGTATTCGGATAGGCGTATAATGTACGGCGTTGCTCGTCCTTCTTTAAAGATGTGTAATCCACCGTCACCGTCAGAAATAGAGAACAGCTTGGAGATTGGGAAAGCAAAAGCTTTTGAGCTGCCTAAAAAGCCTATACGCATATTGCTTATCCAAAAGATGCCCCATGAGTCAGAAGTCCAAAAAGAAGATGTTTTTCTTGATACACTCATAGAGCCTACATGATAGCGAACGCCTTTACAGATGCGTATAGATGCAGACGGTCCGGAATAATTAATTTTTTTGGTAACAGTTTTCATTTTCATCATATCTGCGTATGCTGAATAATGAAGTATTTCGCCGTCCTTATATATGATCTGAACATCATTTTTATCATAGATTGGTAATTTATCGTTAACTGTGATGTCATATAGGGTTCTGTTTAGCTCTATTTTTCCATTCCAGTATTTTACTTCTTTAGGAGTGAGATGTTCGCATACAAGCAAATACTTGCTAAATTTCTGCGCTTCATCTTCTGTTACTATTCCGTCCTGCATTATATTAGACCATATGTTATTACAAGCCATAGATTGAGCTTCAGCAAGTTGTTCATCCGTAATATGTTTTTCCTTTATAAAATTATACATATTAGTAAGCTGTGTTTTATCTTCGTATTTGTCTTCCATGGCTACAGTGGTTAGCATTTTTATATAATTTTGAATGTCTTCCTTTGATGCTTTGCGTGAAAACCACCCGAACATTAATACCGACTTCCTTTCTTTTTATACACACGAAAAAGAGGACGGACATATGCGCCCTCTTATCGCTGTAGTTCTTCTACAAAATGGCTCCCTAAAGAGAATCCCCCTAACATCAAGTTGAATCATTAAGTCCGCATTTTACAGTTTCAGCTTGCTTTTTTTGCAACCAGTTGGTTGGCAATTTCTATGCAGAGTAGCAGGAAATACACATGCTCTGTTGGTAATTGTCGAATCAGCTGTGCATACTCGTTAGTGTTATGACATCGACTTCGTTTTAACCTCCTTCCTTTAGATTGCAAGGTATTATGCCATGCTGGCGAAGGGGAAGTCAGGCCTTGCCTTTGCCTTGCAACAGCCCTTTTATAATTTGCTCAATAGCCATCTTTTGGGTGTCATCGAGTTTCTGAATTTGTTTAGCAATCTCAATAGCCTGTTCGTCGAGAAGCTGGGCGTTGAGCTGCTGCTTTACTGCTTCAGTGTCTATGCCGAGGGACTTTGCTTGTTGTTCCGTTACACCAAGAGCATAGTCTTTATCTTCATAAAAGTAACCAGCAGGAATGCCAAAGTAATTAGCAATAGCTTGTATGGTCGCTACTTTTGGCTCAGAACGACCACTTTTCCATAAAGAAAATGTTGAGTTGCTGATACCAGTTGCTTTAGCAACTTGATATGCTGTTGTATTGTGTTCTTTTAGAAGAGCTTCAAATTTTTCGTACATTCGATACCTCGAAAAAATATTTTACAAAAGCAAAGCAAAACTACTTTACAACTCTAACACATTATGTTATAATCTTACTAAGATGTAAAACAAAAATACTTTAAAGCCGTAAAATAATTTTAAGTATTTTACATTTGTCAATTAAAGTATATCACGTTCAAAATTGAACGTCAAGAAAGGAGCGATGAAATGTATAGAAAAATTGCTGAATTAATGCAGAAAAACAATGTTACTGCTTACCAGGTTGCGAAGGCAACAGGACTTAGCAATTCAGCTTTTTCAACTTGGAAAAATGGCAGAAACAAACCTAATGTTGAAGCGTTGCAAAAACTTGCCGAATACTTCGGCGTAAGTGTTGATTATTTTTTAGATTAAGGAGTGAAAAAGATGAAAAAGGTATTGCTATGCATTATCTTTGCATGGTGTTGTTTAAGCTTGATTGGCGGATTTTCGGACAGCCAGGTGCAAAGGCACACAATTACGCACATTGTACAAGAAGGCGAAACCATGTATGGAATCGCTGACAAGTATTTCCTACTCAACAAAACGAGAATTTGTTTTGACGAGTTTTGGTACAACGTATCCGAGGATAATAAGCACCTGACCGCCAACCGCCGTTATCTCCAGCCTGGAGATGTAGTCACTGTTAATTACTACACAGTGAAAGAACAATGATAGCAGGCTAAAAAGCTTTAACTGCTATAAGCCTATTATAGCAAGAAAGGAGTTTATACAATGTCTGAAACTCAAACTAACATCTACAAAGTAGCTAGAGAGTACGCAGGGATGAGCCGTGTAAATGCGGCAGAAGGACTTGCAATCTCTGCAAGCTGTTTAAAGGATTATGAGATTGACTGGCGACAATGCCCGGATGCTATTGCATTGGCAATGTCAAAACTCTATCGTACACCGTGGTTACGTGTACAGCACCTGCAAAAGAACGTTGTGTTCTGCGACGTTTTTGGACTTATTCCTCCTGCTGATGATTTAGCAGTGAATATATTGAGGGCGCAAAAAGAAGTCGGTGAAGTGGTTGAATTGTTTCCGCAAATGGTAGCGAAAACGGTACAAAAAAAACACCTCGGTGACAATCTTTTAAAAGAGTGCCGTGAAGGTGCACAGGCTTTGCTTGTATTGATTGGTATTGAAGAAGAGCAAAAAGAAAAGACCCCCCACGCTAATAGAGAGCCTTTAACCTATAAATAAAGTCGAAAGGAAATCGGTTTAAAAAATAGGTCATATATAGTATAGCATACGGAAAAGAGGTTGTCAAACATGGAAAGCAGATTCTACACAGCTAAAGACATTGCCAACCTTTTAGGCGTAGGCGTTGGAAAAGGCTACTCGCTTATAAGGGAATGGAACAAAGAGCTTCAGCAAAAAGGCTATACAACTGCACAAGGAAGAGTGGTTAAAGCCTATGCTGATTTAAAGCTTGGTTTCGGAATTCAAAAGGAGGATGTATATGGTAACTAATGAACAGGTTAACGCCGTGTTAGCTCGCAGCGGACTTAGCATGGAAGGATTTGAAGCTTTCAGAAAAAGAAAGCACGGCGAACAGAAGCAGACGAAAGAGAGCTGGTTGAAAGACTTTAAGACTTGCTCACACTGTACCAGGGATGGCAAATGTAAGTATCAACACTTCGGATACCACCAGGAAAAACATGCTGTGCGTGAAGGTGATGTATTAAGCTATAACGTTAACAGCTTGTCGGTAAATATGCAAACATATCCTAAAGTTGGCAGTTATCGTGAATGCTGTCACTGGGATGCTGAAACAACTCTTAAGCTTCACAGCAAACTTGAAGAGCTGGTTAAGGAAGGAAAGGTGATTTAAATGGAAATGAGCGAGAAAATCGACGCTTTGGCTGAAGCCTTAGCAAAGGCTCAGGGCGAAATGAAAAATGCTGTTAAAGGCTGTGACAATCCGTTTTTTAAAAGCAAATATGCGGATTTAGCGGAATGCCTGAACGTAGCACGTGAGCCGCTTAGCAAGAACGGCTTAAGCATATTCCAGGCTAACGAAGGAATTGTAGAAAGCAGTAAACTTGCTGTCACTACAATGATCATGCATAGCAGCGGTCAGTTTATTAAAGTGACGAGCAGTTATCCTATTCAGAAGAATGATGCCCAGGGTTTTGGCAGTACACTGACTTATGCAAGAAGATATAGCCTTGCTGCTGCTCTTGGTCTTGCGCAAGAGGATGATGACGGAAATTCAGCCTGTGAACCGGAGCCGAAGCAAGAGTTAAGAGCAAAAAGCAAAGAGCAGAAGCCTAAAGCTCAACCGCAAGCTACCGGAGATAAATTTGTTAAGATTACCCCTCAAGGTGAGATTGTTGTAACTGTTGCTAATGGTCACGATAAGAACGGCAGACCGCTTGCTGCATACAAAAACATTAAGGACTTGACTATTGAAGAGCTTGAAAAAATGGTTACAATTCCTCAATATGCACTTGCTCATACAGCCATCAAGACATTACTTGAAGAAATGGGGCAGACAGCATGAGAAAGAAAGCACTTATGAAGTATGTAAGGTTACTTAGACGGCAACCATTATATAAGAAGTTATTGTAGGAGGGCGACATGGAGAACTGGTTCAAGGTTAGCGCTGATGTATTCGACAGCGAAAAAATTAAGATACTTCGTGCTGATACGAAGATTGGTGATAGCCTGGCATTAATGTGGTTCTTCCTGTTAGCTCTGGCTCGTAAAAAAAACGATGGTGGTTATGTATACGCTACCGAAGGTGTAGCGTATACACCTAAAACCTTAGCTGCTGTTGGTGGTTTTAAGCCTAAAATTGCGGAAACTGCTTTAGAAGTATTTCGGCAGTACAACATGATTGATATAGAGGACAACGGATATATCTATATTGTAGGCTGGAGTAAGCATCAGAACGCCGAAGAGCTTTCGAAGCTTAAAGAGCGTGAACGGTGCAAGGAAGCAATGAGAGCTAAAAGGCAGCGTGAGAGGGAATCCAAAACACGTAACACTGATGTAACAAATGTAAATGTTACGGAATGTTACAAAGATGTTACGTGTAACAAAAGCGTAACAAGTCAAGATGTTACACGTAACAACGATGTAACAAACACGGATGTTACGGATAAGAATAAGAGTAAGAATAAGAAAGAGAATAAGAAAGAGAATAAGAGTAAGAGTAACAACAACTTTAGTAGTGGTTGTTACGATGAAAATTCTGTTGTTACGTGTAACAGTTACGAAAATGTTACGAGCGATAATAATCCTGTTGGATTTTGGAATCATAATATTACGCCGATAACGCCATATATTGCAGAGCGGTTACAGGCTATTTCTAAGGAGCACGGCGAGCTAATAGCCATGCAAGCGGTAACAATAACAGCGCAGCAAGGCAAGAAGTCAATAGCCTATTGTGAGGGAGTTGCAAGAAACCTTGCGAGCGGTGACAATGAAAAGCCAAAGAAACCGCCGGATGATTTTAAACCGCCGGACGACCAAACAGACCTGGACAAATATTTTTAGTGAGGTGATAGCATGAATGCGAATGATGTTCAGAATTCGATTACACTTGCTGTAAATCACATTGCTGAAAATGCTGCACAGCTTAATAAGCAAAACGAAAACGATTATTACGAAAACGGATTGCTTATGTGTGGTAAATGCCATACACCGAAGCAATGCAGAGGTTTCTTGTTTGGCGTTGAACGAACTGTAACTTGTATCTGCAAGTGCAGAGCGGAAGAGCTTCAGGCAGAGCGTGAACGTGAGGAACATGAAAAGCGACTTGCTAGGGTACAAGAGCTTAGAAAAGCTGGCTTCCCGGAGCGTGAGCTTCAGTCACAGACTTTCAGCCATGATGACGGCGCAGATGAGCGGACGATGCGAGCAATGAAGAATTTTGTTGAGCACTACGATGATTTTCGCAGGATGCATAAAGGATTGCTGCTTTACGGAAATTCCGGGAGCGGAAAGACGTTCGCCGCTGCGTGTGTTGTCAATGCGCTAATTGATAAAGGTGTAGCTTGCTTAATGACTAATTTTGGCAGAGTGTTCAATACATTGTGGGGCACTGAACAAAAGCAAGCGTATCTTGACGGATTTAATCAATTTGAGTTGTTAGTGCTTGATGATTTAGGAGCAGAACGGCGCACGGAGTTTGCTCAGGAGCTGGTGTTCCAGATCATCGACAGCCGTTGCCGGAGCGGATTGCCTACAATCATTACAACAAATTTGCCTATTGAAGCAATCAAAAAGCCGCAGACGATAACGGAAACAAGAATCTATGACCGTATTTTGCAGATGTGCCACCCGGTAGAGGTTACACACGCAAGCAGACGCAGGAAGAAGGTTGCAGAAGGCTTTGCTGCTACCAACAAGTTATTAGGATTATAGGAGGGAATTATGGACGCTAAAGAGCTTACGAGAATCACTGAAAGTGCAAATCGTGATAAAGATAAGAGATATTTTACGACAATAGTAAATTTCTATATCAATATGTATCATGACAGCGGTGAGGTTTATTATCTGCATAAAGCTATTGCCGAAATCAAAGCAAAAATCAAAAAAGAAGGCGGCGAAATTTTCTGCCAGGACAATCCGTTAAAGAGAAAGGAACAAAAAGCATGAACAAAATCGTTTTATTAGGCAGACTGACAAAAGACCCGGAGGTAAGATACACTTCTACAAGCAAGGTTGTTGCTAAGTTCACGCTTGCTGTGGACAGACCTTATTCGAAAGACAAGCAGCGTGAAGCGGATTTTATCCCTGTTGTTATTTGGGGTAAACAAGCTGAAATCTGTGGCAACTACCTTAGCAAGGGACAGCGTGTGTTAGTTGAAGGCAGACTGCAAATTCGCAGTTATGAAGCTAAAGACGGTCAAAAGAAGTATGTAACCGAGGTCATTGCGGAGCACTTTGAATTCATTGAGCGTAGAGAGCAAGGCGGCGAATCTCAGCATACACCGGGAGAAGAAAGCCAGGACTTCCAAGGTTTTGGCAGCGCAGTACCTTTTAATGAGGAAATTCCGTTTTAAGCGAGGTGCAGAATGAAGATTAAAGACGAAGTTAACCGCTTGCGTAAGCTGGCGTTCACTGAAATCGAATTAAAGAAAGATGATTTCAAGAAGATTTGCAGTGAATATTGTTTTTTGTACAAAACGATATATCACCAGACCTACAATCCTAGCATGAAGCTGATTAGCACGTGGGGAAAAAGCAAGGTGTATGTTGATAAGCTTGAATACATTGATGTGCTTCAGGACTTAGCTTATCTGAGGTACGCTTTCAGCAGGATGAAATTCAAGGGGTACAAGAAACATGAATCAGCTTAAAAGTATCCTCGTGGGCAAGCGTAGCAAGGCAAGCGGTTCGTTCTTTGAAAAGATGATTGACGCAGGCTGCCAGTATTACGAGGAACATGGCATTGCGAAGATTGAGAAACAGAGTGAGCCTGTACATTATATCCGCCCTTATGGAGCGCATGGACAGTTCGTTGCCAACTATGCAAAGAAAAGCGGCGTTGACTATAAGGGAACGCTAAGGGGTGGTTTAGCAGTGTGCTTTGAAGCGAAGCACACCGACGGCGATAAGATGCTGCGAAGCAGACTTGAACCGCACCAGCTTGAATACCTGAAGGTTCATCATTTTTTAGGAGCAAGGTGCTTTATCCTGGTATCGTTTAGTCTGACAGATTTTTACAACGTGCCGTTCCTTGTATGGGAGAATATGAAAGCAATATACGGAAGGCAGTACTTAAAGCGTGATGATCTGGAAGAATACAGAATCAGTAATACAGGCAGAGTGTTAAAATTTCTGGCTGTAACGGAGGAGCAACAGTGAAATATCTACTTGGAACAACAGCAGAAGGCAAGCAGTGCTGCCCTCATTGCAAGCAGGAAAAAATAAAGCTTGTCTACGTTGCAAAGATTGTAGACAGAAAAGGTGCTGTAAAATGGGCGTTTCGATGCTCATCGTGCTATGGCACTATTTGGCTAAAGTAAAGCGAAAGGAAGTCGGTTTAATGCAGAATAAGGATTGGAGCTATCTGCTAGGGCAGAAAATAGGTATGCTGAAAGTGCTTGAAATATATCCGCCAGGCGTTATCAGCATCAGACCTAAAAAGAAGGTTTCTGTTGCAAGATGTGTTTGCGAATGCGGCACTGAATGTTACAGAGATGTATCTAACCTAGCCCGGCGGCAAGGAATGAGCTGCGGTGGCAAGGAGTGCAAGCACAAAATCATGAGCCTTGCGCAAACTAGAAGGCAGGCAACTAACAAAAGTAAGGCTATATCTCAAAAGCCTGCCGAAAATTTTTTGAAAGATACAGAGCCGATAATCACGAAAAAGCTGAAAAATAAATATGTTTGCCCTTTTCCGTTCCCCGGCTGCGTAAGAAGCGAGGTTTGCCACGTATGCTGCTGGGAGTGCGATAAGGAATGTAAACAGTGCAGTAATAATCCGCAACTGTGCGGAGCAAGGAGATTAAGATGAGAAGTGTTAAGGAGATTTTAGCAAACGAAAAGTTTCAAGCTAACAAGAAAAATGATTTTGCTTTTGAAGGCTTAGTATTGACAGGCTTCCTTCATCTGCCGGGAATCAAAAAGAGCTTGCAGTGTGTTGTAGGCGTTGAGCCTGATCAGGACGGCAACCAATGGGAGCATGTGAGCGTGAAATTTTGCGGCACAACGAATAAAACGCCGTCATGGGAGGTTATGTGCCAGGTTAAAGACGTGTTCTGGCTGCCGGAAGAAGAAGTTCATCAGATTCATCCGAAGGAAAGTGAATATCTGCACGGCGTAGGCAGGATATACGATGTTTTGCATCTGTATCGTCCTGTAGGTGGCTGGAAACAGAATCCAAACAGAGGTAATGCAAATGAGTAAATTGCTAAATGTAATCATCGACATGATCACGGTTATACTAATCATCGGCATACCTGCTATGTTTGGTGCTATGCTAGGTGCTGCGATTGGGTGGTTAATATGGCTGTGGTAAAGCGTAGACAGCAGAAACTGAAATATTATCGTTACTGCTTGCGTAAAGCACGTGAGCTGTTCCGGGTGAGCGTTGTAGACTATGAAGTGCGTATGGAAATGAGGAAAAAATATGGTAAATAGAGATTTAGACGGAATTTATTTTAGAGTTAAACGTAACAATCGTTGGGAAAGCGTTTGCTTCTCGGACTTGACCGACGAAGAAATGGACAAGGTGCTTGAAGGGCATAGCGTTCAGTGGTTGAAGAAAATGTGTAAAATCCTGGGCAAAACCATTAAGCGTATCGGTGATGAGCTGGCGAATGTCGGCGGACGCAAGGAGGAAGAGCGAAAGGAATGTTAATTAAGCTTAAGAATGGCACGTGGCATGATATGAGCAATGTTGTTGGCTTAAGAGTGGCGCTGTGCAAAGGTATGAGTCGCTGCTATTATACAATCCTCGTAAGCATGAAAAACGGAGAAGAATTCGGCTATAAAGAATGTAGCGATTATGAAGAAGCAGAGAAAGCTATGGATGAGCTTGCTAAAAAAATCAATGCAGCGCAAGGAGGCAATAATGGATAAGCCGTTTATCTTAGACCCATGCTGTGGAAGCAAGATGTTCTACCATGACAAAGAGAGCGACGCTGTTATGTTTGGCGATATACGAGAGCTACATACAAAGCTTTGCGACGGAAGGGAACTACATATTCAGCCTAACAAGCTAATTGATGTAACTAACATGGAAGACATAGCCAACGAAGCATTTAACTGTATCATCTTCGACCCGCCACACCTGGTAAAAGTTGGCGAGAGCAGCTGGTTAGCGCAAAAATACGGAAAACTACCGGTGCTATGGGAAGAGTGGATGATAAAAGCGTTTACTGAGTGCTTTAGAGTGCTTAAACCTGGTGGGATGCTGCTGTTTAAATGGAGCGACGAAGATATTCCGCATAAAGATGTGCTAAGGTGTGCGTTACCTTATCTTCCTCTTGCCGGAGATAAGCAAGGAAAAACACGTTGGACGTTTTTTGTAAAAATAAAGAGGTGATAATAATGACCGTCGAAGAGTTTTATAAATGGGCAGTCAAACATGATTGCGAAGGAATGGAAATAACAGTCAAATGCTATGACGAAAATGGTAAAGAAGATGAATGCTGGATCATTAACGACCAGTGTATTGAAGAACGTCAATGCAAGGAAGTGGTTATTAATTTGAGATAAAAGTTGAAAGAAAGCGGAGGTAGTAGCAATGAGCAAAAATCTTATTCCGGCAGTCGCTGAAATGCTGGGGCTAAAATTGAGAGAAAAATTTATGATTGACAGGTATGACGAAGTATATTTTTTCACCGAGGAAAATTTAGAAGTAAACAAGGCATATCCTCAAAATATACCATTACTTGCATCGGCTGATGTGTTGGAAACGTTAATCAAGGGAGAATGCGATATTATTAAAATTCCCTGGCTGCCGAATCGTGACGAAGATTATTGGACGTTTGGATTGTATTGCGATAAATCTTCAAAGCTGAAGTGGATTGCAACTAGGATGACTTGGAACGGCGAGCCTGACGATTATGCAGCCTATAAAGCTGGGTGGGTGTTCGCGACGCAAGATGATGCGGAAAAAGCATTGTCGAATGTAGCTAAAGAGCTAAAGACGCCATATATATTAAGGGGGCAATTAAATGGCTAAAAGATTATGTTGTGGTTTTCGTGGAAAAATTTATTATACCGATGTCAACGAAAAAGAAGGCATTATGGTAGGTCAAAGAGTAGAGGTTACAGATTCAGCCGTTGAAGCTGTTATGGAAAAGCTATGTTATATGGCTGAAAGCAAGAAACCGTTTGACGGCAAGGCTGAAATTGAAATCAACGGCTTTAAATTGAGCATTGACGGCACAGGCAATCTCGGATTCATGGAGAAATATAGAGAGCTGAAAGAATGACCAGCGTTTTGATTACAAAAATATTATTGGCAATTATATTCGCTGTTGTTTCCGTTTTCGGTGGCTGCTGGATAATGACAATTTGCGCAGCGATAGCAGATGAAAAATGGGACAGATGGACAGAAGGTCTTTTGTTTGGTTGCTTTGTTGACATATTGATTTTTTTGATAATCTACGGTGCTTGGGTGGTGTGAAAAATAACGGTTAAAGAGCTTTACGAATATGCTAATGCCAACGGCTTTGAAAATCTGCCGCTTCAATATGGCTTTGCCGATGACAATGGCATCTATTATCCGGACTATTTCAGATTTGCTGATTTTGATTACAATATCGACAATGTAACGATGATGTTTTATGTTGCTGGAGATAAAGAAGCTAAAGGGTTACAGAAAAACACAGGCTCTACAATGGAATATGTAGGAGCAGGAGATGATGCAGCTATGGGCGTATACAAATGCTCTCAATGTGGCTCTGAGGTGCAGAATTATGAATACTATGATTTTTGTCCATGGTGTGGAAATAAAATTAAGGGGTGGGAGTAATGATTGACTATAAAAAGGCAGAACAGGCAAAAAGATTGCTTGATGAAAGCGGCGTAGATTATGTGCTCGCTTATGTCAATGAGGACGGTTGCGCAGCAGGACAGGTACAAGGTGCTGTTTTAAAGGTTGCAGACTGCATTGTGGCTCTAATAAAGACAGTGGGCGAGTCGATTCGTGACAAGCATGGTGATAAATCGGCTGTTGCAGCGGTGCACGACATAACAATGAAAGCACTGCAACTGATTTACCAAGATAGCAAGAAGGAGTGATAACTGATGAAAAAATATATTGTTTCAGGTGAAGTAACAGCTTATATCTCGGTAGAACTAGAAGCAGAGAGCAAAGAAGAAGCCATTGAAATGGCTTACGAAGAGTGTTCTGGTCCTATGAATTTTGTTGGCAATGGTGGCACTGATAAGCTAATTGGCGTGTGTGACACCGATTCTGCTACGGTTAGCATTGACTGTGACGATGAAATTGAATATACCGAAGCTGAAGAAATTGACTAAAGGAGGAAGAGTAATGACTCCAGAACGTAAACAATGGTGGGATAGCCTGCCGCAACGTGAAAAGTTGTTGCGTGAACAAATTTGGAAGACTAAAGGGACAATCTCGAAGTCGAAGTTTGCGCTTAAATGTGGCCGTTTGACAGATAATGACAAAAAATGGGTTATCTCCCGAATAAAAAAGAACAAGATTGTATTAACAGCTTTAAAGCATGAGCTTGACCGTACAACGGTAGTGACGTATACAGGATGCTATGAATATCGCTGCAAAAAGTGCGGCGGCACGTTTGAAGATTTTGAACAGTCGCACTGCTGCTGGTGCGGCAGAAAGATTGTGGGGTGTAAGTAATGAAAATCACGCAAGAAAAATTGAAGGAAATTATTGCGAGCCATAGTAAATGGCTACGGGGTGAGAATGGTGGGGAAAAAGCAGACCTCAGCAATGTAGACCTTAGCTACATTAATCTCAACCATACAGATTTAAGAGGAGTAAACCTCTGCGGAGCAAACCTCTGCGGAGCAAACCTCTGCGGAGCAAACCTCTGCGGAGCAAACCTCAGTGGTACAAAACTCTGTGGTGCAGACCTCTGTGGAGCAGACCTTAGTTATTCGAGCCTTCGTGCTACAAACCTCCGTCATACAAACTTCGGTAATTCGATATTCTACAATGCGAACCTCAGCACTACGAGCCTTAGCAAAACCTACTATCAGATTGTTCGTATAGGCAGTAGAGAAGCAACTACCACCTATTGTGTAGAAGATGATAATGTTCGTTGCGGTTGTTGGAACAATTATGGAGGTGGCACGTTAGAAGAGTTTAAAAAACGTGTAGAAAGTGTATACGATAAAAATGGCAAAAGCCCTAACAAAAAATACTACGGTCAATACATGGCTGCTATTGAGTTTTTTGAAAAAATGGCAAAGTTGGCAAAAACGGAGGTGTAAGAGTAATGAATGAGCCGATTATTTCACCGTGGTTGATTTACTGGGTAGGGCGCCTGGATATGATACATGGCTTTTGCTGCATAGTGGGATTCTTCCTAACGGTTATCGCCTTTTTGGCTGGAATAATAAAATTTGTAGACAACGATTATTACAGCGATGCCGCAAACAAACGGTTTTGGAGTTCCTTTAAAAAACTGGTCTGCGTAACGCTGATTTTTAATGCACTTGCCTCGTTCATACCAACTAGGGATGAGGCAATAGCGATGTATGTGGCAAGGTATATAACACCCGCCAACATCAAAGCTACAGGCGAGCTTGCGGACAAGGCTGTGGACAAGCTAATTGAGAAAATAGCAAAGGCAAGTAAGGCTATAAAGGAGTGATAACATGGCTAAAAATTTAATCCCTGCCATCGCCCAAATGCTGGGCGTTGAGATTGGGGAAGAATTTGAGTGGCATTCAAAACACGACTGCATAACCTATAGATTGAAATTTAAGGAGAATGAAGTGCTTTACTGTACGAGGAGAATTTATAAAGACCTTGAAGGTAAGGAAAAAATAGAGCGTCACTGGATAGACGGCAAAGTTGTTTCAGAGTTCCTCAAAGAAGTATTAGGAGGACACGACAAAATCATAAAACTTCCATGGAAGCCGAAGAAAGGTGATGTTTATTTTACCTTTGGGCTTTTGGGCGGTAAGTGGGTTGTTCGCTCGTTGTGGTGGGGCGGATTCCCGGAAGAGTATGCCTTGCTTGACAAAGGCTGGGTATACCGCACGTGCGAAGAAGCGCAAGCAGCCTTGCCTAAGGTAGCTGCCGAAATTGGTGTTGATTATAAGATATAGGAGGCTTTAAATGAATTATGGCGATAAACATACAGAGGATAGCCTTGCGTTACGTCTGGGGCGTTTATACGGTATCGAACGTGGCTTAGATTGCGGCCCGAACATTCTAATGAACCAATACCGTGATGAAAATGGCTGGGTTACGAATTTTGGCGTAAAAAAGAACGGAGATTTATGTGGAGAATACGAAGCCGATTTTCTGTATATCACAAAAGACAAATATCTGTATGAGGTTGAGGTCAAAATTAGCATAACAGATTTTCGCGCCGACCTGCAAAAACCGCTATATCACAATTTCCCAGATGTAAGAGGATTTTATTACTGCGTGCCTTCAGAATTATATAATGCTCATGTCGCTGAAATAAAACTTGTCTGTAATGATAAAGGCGCAGGATTGATTGTAATGTATGAACGTGATTTTCGCACGTTAATAAAGCCTAAGATTCGCAAGTACGTTAAACCTTTAACGCCAATGCGTTACGTTTATTACCTGCGACTGTTCGCTAAAAAGTGGGTAAGGAAGAGGGGGTGAAGCATTATGAAGGATTATAAAAAAGCAGCTAATGCAGCTAAATTGCTCAAAGAAAGCGGAGTTAATTATGTGCTTAGTTATGATAATGGAGAAAATTGCACTGCCATAACTTCGATATACGGTGATTGGCAATCAATCAAGAAGTGCGTCACAGATGTTATGGTCAGAATCGTAGAGCTTTTTCGATGCGACAAAATGATGACGTATGACGCAGTTTGTGAACTACGAGAAATGGTATCGCAGGCAGCGGCAATCTATATAGAAAGAGAGAAAGGGAGGAACAACAATGACGATTGAAGAGCTGTATCAATGGGCGAAAGCTAATGAATGCGTCGATTATGAAATCAACATCGAGTGCTACGATGAAGATGGTGATGTATCCGAAACATGGCTTGATGATGTATTGTTGTTGAAAGTGCGTGATAATAGCAGCGATATATTGATTAAATGCGCTGAATAGAGCTTTAAAAGAGAAAACTGCAACAAGTTGCAAAAATCTCTTGTAAGGAGTGGGCATTGAGAGGTGGTGATATAGCATGAAATGTAAAGCATATGTTTTCGCCAATGCCGCTGACTACGATATTGACGATATACGAGATATAATCACGTTTGCTGAAACGCCGAGCAAGGCTAAACAAGATTTCAGCATGGAGACTGGCATTCACTACAAGGACATTAGAGTGCAGCGTTTGCCTTGGGCTGACAAATACGAGAGCGTTGACAAAATTCCTGTTAAGGAATGGTTAGACCACGGCTGGCGTTTCACTTGTAATATTTGCGGTGCAATAATAGAAGATGCGACAACTTTTTACATCAACAATGAAGGGTTCTACTGCAAGAAGTGTTTTGATAAATGGGAGGAAGAAAATGACAGTTGAAACAACGGTGACGGGAATATATTGTTATCCTGAATATAATTTCCCAATAACTTTATATGAGTGCGATGAGTGTGGTGCGGTTTTTCTTGACCGTGATGATGATTATAAATATTGTCCTTACTGTGGCAGAAAAATTGTGGACGAAAAGGAGTAAACAAAATGACGGTAGAAGATTTGATTGAAATATTGGAGAGACAAGAACCCTATGGAGAGGTATTTATCAGCGTTGAAGGTCGCCAATATCCTGCGTCAAGGGTTTTGCTCCCAATAGGTTGGGAAGAACCAGATTATAGTGTTGTAATTTCTGATAATTAAGCCCATGGGTGCGGCGGCTGGGTTGCCGAACGGCAGTAGGTTGCGGACTTGGCAACGGTAGGCCCATTATTGTTATGGACTGAGAAACAGGCCTGCGTAAAATCCAAGAAATCCCTTGCCGCCGCTTTTTATAAACATTTGAGGTGAAGATATGAGTGAACAACAAAAACTCAAAGAAGCGGCTCAACTCATAAAAGAAATGTGCAGCAATCGGAAGCACTGTAAAGGCTGTATTTTTCACGATGTTGACGATTCCGCTTCGCCTTGCGAATTAACAAATTGGCCAGATAGATGGAATGTTGAGAGGTGCAGCAATGATTGACGATGATGAATATTATCCCGATGAATATTATCCTTGCGATAATTGCGACAATCTTTGTGACGAATGGGAGCGGCAATACTGCTGTGAGCTATGTCGCTATTACGGCGGTGGTAACGAAATGGAATGTGCCCATTGCGACCCGATGAATATTTAAGGAGGGAACAAATGAAAGATGAAAAATTACTTGTCCTGCTGTTTGCATTTAGATATGCCGTAAACAGGCTAGGCACACAGGCATTGGCGCAAATTGAAAATGAGCTGGATGCTAACATTGAAAACTTTCCGGATTGGATGTTAACACAGATGCAGTTCGAAATTGAAAGAAATTTTAACTACATGGAAAGAAAACTGGAAGAAACAGGAAAAATTGCATTAGATGATGATTGCCGATTTCAGCAATATTTGTTGGATGCAATAAAGGCGCAAAGAGCCAAATTAGCAGGTACAACCAATGGAAATATGCTTAATTGATATTGTCAGTTGCACACTGCTTGACGTAGCTGTTATGTGTGTAGCTTTATGGATGTTAAACAGGGAGTGATAATTTGAAATATTTACATCTTGTTGCAAGTATTTGTATGGAAATTCTTGCTATTATGGGTACTATTGGAATCCTGGTTATAATCTGGAGAGATATTTTAGGAGGTTTTTAAGATGATTAAATTTTTACCGACAATTGACGCACCAGCGAACACAAAACTTCCGCAACGTAGCACACAGTTTTCTGCTGGCTATGACTTTTACGCACCGACAGATATTTTTGTTCCAGCTGGCGGCGAAAGCGTACTTATTCCGCTGAACATCAAAGCTATTATGCCTGGCGATATGGTCCTGATGCTGTTCATCCGCAGCAGTCTTGCGGTTAAGTTCAATTTGTCGCTAGTTAACAGCGTAGGCATTATTGATAGCGATTATGCTAACAACCAGGACAATGACGGCAATATAGGTGTTAAATTCAGAAACAACGGCAGCGAAACCATCATCATCAGAGAAGGTGAACGCTGTGCACAGGGAATCTTCGTCCGTTACTGCGTAACCTCGGACGATGAAGCAAGTGCTGTTCGTGGTGGCGGTTATGGCTCAACAGGACGATAAGCCTTATCTTATTAGCTGGCGCAGTTTAATTTCGGGCGAGGTTGTTCACGACAGAGTGTTAGCTTCTTCGCCTGAAGAAGCTATAAAGATAGCTAGCAAAGGAGAATTTTCAGAACTTCTCGAGCTGTACGACCCGGAAGTAGAAGGAATGTAGGGAGTGTATAAAATGCCGAAACGAGAAAAAAGCATTGAAGAACAAATTAAAGAAGAAACAGCTATGCTTATAGACAGTTTTTTGCGGTGGGAACATATCCGGACCTATGGATGCCAAGACCCTTTTTATCTTGACGGCGAAAACATGAATTTAGTAAGGAATCATATAATTTACGGAAAGAGCAGACTTGAAGAGCTGTGTACCAATATTCCTTTGCCAGCCCAATATTATATGCCGACACCTGATGAAGTTGACGCAAACTATATGGCTGCCGACGGAAAGTATTACGATTACCGGATGAAAAAGTTCGCAGGATCATATCCCGGCATTACCACTAAAACACCGAATGATATAAGCAACCAACAAGAATTATTTTAGATGTGCTACATGAAAACACCATGCAGAGGATGCACAGAAAGAAAAATAGGCTGCCACGCTACTTGTAATGCTTTTAGCGAATGGAAAATCCAACAGTGTAAAATACTGAAAGCCATGTATCTTGAAACGCTTTCACCTACAGCTGGAGCAGTTGCCAGACACGAAAAATGGATAAAGGAGCATAAATAATGAGTGTGTTTAAATCTCCATTTAGTTTTATCGGATTAACAGATGATAAATACGTTATTGTCAAAGAAGAACCGAAGAATTCAAAAGATAGCTTTACAATGCCGCTTCCTAAGGATAACGTAAATCATCCGAAACACTACACCAAAGGCGGTATTGAGTGTATAGATGCCCTAAAGGCTGCTACTGTTGGCAAAACAGGCATTGAAGCTGTCTGCGTTGCCAACATCATCAAATATTTATGGCGTTACGAAGAAAAAAACGGCGTAGAAGATTGCCTAAAAGCAAAGTGGTATCTTGAACGCCTTATCAAAGAGCTTAAATAACAGAAGGGAGTAAGCGCATGGAAGATATGACTGTAAATGAAAATCAAAGCACGATAACCGTTCCGCTGGCGTATTTCGAAGAACTTATCGAACGTGTGGCAGAGCAGACCGCCAAAAAGACCTCTAAAAAGCTGTGTGATGATCTGTACAGCAAAGAAGCACAGCGGAGGGATTTCGACAAGCGACTGTATAACGTGCGCTTGCTGCTAAAGAATTACAGAAGCCTTCAGGAACACGCAGCGTTAAAGACTAGCGAGATTGTCAATATCGACGATGAGCAGATTTCAGCTATCGAGATTCTTGATTCATTCCAAAACCTGAAAAGCATGGGAGCTAATGAGCTAAAGCTTGAAAGCATTATAAGCTCAACCATGCGAACCAAAGTGTTGATAAACTATATGGATGATATGATAGCACTTTACAAGCAGACCAGGTATAACAGCGGCAAGCAGGAAGATTTGCGCCGGGCAGATGTGCTTGACGTGCTGTTCCTTAAACCTTGTCCGCCGGAAGCGTATGTTACCGATATGGTAGCAAGCCTTGCGCAAAAATGGTCAGTAAGCGAAAGGCAGATATGGCGTGATACAAACGATGCTGTCGAGCAGCTAACCGCTTTGCTGTTTGGCGTAGATGGCGTGAACCTGCTGGAAGATAAAAAGCGCAGAAGGGCAGCTCGTCTTGCCAAAGAAAAAAATATCGAAAAACAATAAGAAAAACTCACCTTTTATAAAGAAAACTCTTTACAAAAGGTGAGTTTTATAGTATAATATAAGTGTAGGGAAGATAGAGTAACCTACAAGAAAGGAAGTCGTAAAAATGACACAAGAAAAAATTTTGAGATTAGCTTTCAGACAGGCGGTACTTGTTTGGGGTGAGTACAAAGATAGAGCAGATAAACTTCCCGGCAATGAAGTTGCTGCACGTAATGAACAACGAAAATGGGAGGAAGTTAAGGAGCTTGAAAAGATGCTCAAAGAAATCACAGAAGCTAAATAAAAGCTGATGACAGGAGCTTAAGCTCCTGTAAAGCTACCGGGCAGAAGGTTCAAAGTCCTTGCCAATAGCTTTAGAAAGGAAGTCGATTTTATGAACTATGCAATTTTACTGAAAACTGTGGTTGATGCCAATGGCAAAACCAATTCTGTGGAGAAAGTACCATACGAGGGAGCTATCACGCTTAAGTCAATGTATGAACTGTGCGAATGCGAGTACGTCGATATTAAAGAAGTTCCGCTTCAGCTGGTAGAGTTCGACGGACAACTCGGAATCATTCCCGGTGTTACACTGATTTTCGATGAAGAATTTCTTCTGAAAAATGAAAACCCGGTGGCCAATGAGCTGGCAAGTGCTATTTATGGTTACGGCAGATTACATGATCAGTGCCTGTGCGGTAACGTGCTGCTGTGCTACACAAACGAGGAAGGCGACTGCATGCCGTTCAGCGAGGGTGAAGCGAACGCCGTCGTTAAGTGTCTGGCAAGAATCAATAAGCATATTGGAGATATGGAATTTAAAGTTCAAAAACCAATGATGAAATTTATGACATTTTAGGAGGGATACATAATGTTGAAATACAAAGATTACTCAACCTTGGTCAACGAACAGCAAAAGGAATACGAAAGCTTTACCAAAGATAAAATGTTCTTTGCTTTTACTGAAGAACAGTTCAACGAAGGCATGAAAAGATTTGGGTTAGCTCCTAATGATACCGACAAGGTTTATCAAATCGGCTTCGGAGGATATATCCTTCGTGCCCAGGCTAAGGCTCATAATGATTTAGTAAAACGCCTGAACATCGAAAAGAAGGAGCACATGAAAGATTTCGACTTCTTGAAATCAGCCTTCCGTTACGAACTTGCTAACCATGAGTTTTGTATAACTTATGAGCTTGACGATACGCTGGATGCTTTGCTTTTGACTTATGAGCAAGTTAACTCTGACCCGGTTATGAAAAAAGCTTTATTTGAAGCAAAGAAAGAATATCTTAAGAATTGCGAAGATTGGATGTGATTAATGTGAGAACAAGACAACTTATAAAGTATGTACTGATGTTGGAAACGCTCCCTCTTGCCGGAGATGAATTCCATGAACTCATGGAAAATACTAAACGCCGCGAAAAGAGAATCAATGCATTGCGTGAAAAGCTTCTGATGCCGAGAAGCTACTACCCCTACAAACAGCCATAAATAAAAGAAAGAACCAGCGTACACCGAAAGGTGTGCGCTGGAAAAAAGATTGGAGTGAAAATCATGTGTAAAGTAGCAGATAAAAGTTACAAAGAGTTATGCGAAGCGTTGCTAGGGCAAGAAGCTTATAAGGTTTCCGAATTAACGGCGCAGAAATTGTATCGCTTGGAAGATACCGACGAACTGAAAGCATATGGATTAGACAAACAGAAAGCAGAAGCTTTCTTGTGTGGTGTAGAGTTAGGCAAAAGAGCTTTCACCGAAACCAAAGCTGAGGAAAAGAGACACTGCTGTGCTCCGCAAGACTTAGCTGAATATATGATGCCGAAGTTGCGGTATTTAAATCATGAAGAATTCTGGGTAATTGCAGCAGACAGCAAAAACAGAATAATTGAGGCAAGAGCTATACTGAAAGGAACGCTGACTAACTGTTATGTTCATCCTAGAGAGATTTTCAAGTATGCCATCATGAAAAATGCTGCTGCAATCTTTGTAGCGCATAATCATCCTTCAGGCCTTGCAACACCTAGTGCTGACGATAAAAAGTTAACCAGGGATATTGTTAAAGCCGGGGCAATAATGGGAATACCTTGCTATGATCATATCATTATAGGTGACGGCAGTTACTACAGTTTTCAGGAAGATGAACAAATGTAAGGAGGAAAGAAAAATGAACGCTTATGAAATTATGTACGTTATGCGCCCGGAGCAGGAAATAGTCGAGGATGTTATCTTGAAATTCAATGACTTAATAGCTTCTAATGGTGGTGTAGTTGAAAAGACAGAACGCTGGGGAGAAAGAAGGATGCCTTACGTGATTCAGGACTACGATAACGGTATTTATGTCCTGGTTACGTTTCATGCAAGCAAGAAATGTGTGCTTAAGCTTCACAAAGTAATGGAGATTACCGAAGAAGTACTCCGACACATGATTATCAGAAAGGGGGTATGCTAATATGACACCTTTTGATAAATTTAAGGAAACTGCTGCGCTGGTTAATCTTTGGATAACAGAAGAAAAACCTAAAATCGAAAGATTTGGCTGCCGAAACTGCCAATACGCTCATTCAACGCATGAACGCTTCGACAGATTTTGCACAAACCAATACGGAATTTGTAACTGCTTGCCAAACTGGCGAACTCCGATAGCTCGCATTGATGAATGCCCTAAAAAGAATAATCCTAGAGCTGGCAAGCTCGGTTCGATTTGCAAAGTTAACACGGAGGTGTGAAATGGCTAATATCTGTTTCAATGACATTACAATGGTTGGAGATAAAACAATGCTGCAAAGGCTACGAGATGATATTGAACGTTACCTAGATGAAAATGATGGCAGCATTTATAGATACGGAAATGAGCTTTACCCTGGCAGCAATTATGAAGGTTGGTTCGACGATGTTGGAGAAGTAACTAAAGCCAACGAAGAAGAATATTTCTTGCGGTTTACTGTAGACACTAAATGGACCCCGGCAATGGACTTTTTCGTAAGACTGGCAAAAGATAAAGGCTTGAAGCTTTACTATACTGCCGAAGAGCCTGGGTGCGAACTTTATCAGACTAATGATGTTAACGGAGAGTTCTACGATGAAAGATATGTCTTGTATTGCAGAGAGTGCGAGATAACCTATTATAGCTCAAAGAAAGATTTAGTTGACGGACTAGCGTTTTTGTTCAAAAGGCGAGGGTATAAGGTGTTCAACAAAGAAAGCGCAATGGAATGCAGCATAAAGGAGCTTGAAAAAATCGGCAGAATATTCCTGGTAGACGGAACTAGCACATGGTTTGACATAGGAGAATTTGAAATAGTTCCTACAGAATAGCAATATAAAGGTAGTGGTTAACGTAAAAACATTGTATTTTAAAGGTGCTGGGATTAAAGTATCTTAACAAAAAGCCTGCGGGAAATCTCGCAGGCAATATTTTTATAAAAGATTATATTGATTACATAAAGAGAACACTGTATAATGATAAGAGATATAATAATTAAGGTGGTGCTACTATGTCAATAGAAAACAAAATCAAGGTATTAATCGCTTCAACAGGAAAAAACCAGGCTACATTAGCTAGGGAAATGGGCATTACGCCAATGTCCCTGAACTACAAGGTTAAAAAATGCAAATCACTTAAGCTTCTGCTGGAGCTTGCAACTGCCTGTGACTTTGAGGTAGTTCTGCGCAAGCGTGACGGCAGTATTGAGTATGAGGTGACTAGAGAAGATTTAGAAGAAAACTAATATTTTATAAAGAAAACTCTTTACGAAAGCAGAGAAATATAGTATAATATAATTGTAGGAAAGATAGAAAGCCTACAAGAAAGGAAGTCGGTTAAGATGTTAGAAAAGAAAATCGCTGCTTTAAAGAATATAAGTAAAGAGGAATTGGTGAAAGAGTATGAAAAAATGGTAATGTACAATACTCAACACCTGGAAGCTTGCTTGGGTAAATCTGGTCAGTATGAAGAAGCAATTAAGGCGGAAATTCTCAGCCGCATGAATTAAGGAGGGAGTAAATCATGAAGATAGGTCAAGTCGAGTTCACCTGGCGTGCACATCGTCAGGCGTGTGTTGTAAAAATCGGCGGTGAACAAAGAGTTTTCCGCTTCAATAAGAAAACGACTCGTAAGGAGCTGTTTGCGAAAATTCGCTCCTTAATTACAGAAGCAGCTGGTACCCAAAAGGTTTGCCAGTATTGCGGTAAGCATTACTTCGGTGTAAACTCGCACAACTTCCTGTGCGGTGACTGTGCTCAGAAAGCTGCTGACATCCATCGTGAAGGTGTTGGCAATATTAAGGAGTTTTCCTTCAGCGAAGCTTTGCAGTACATTCCTGAAGGCGTTAACCCAATCGAATATGAGCGTAAAATCGACGCAGAAATTCGTGCGGAACGTCAAGCGTTGGTAGACTTGTGGAAACAAGATGACCAAGCGTGGAATTTGTACTGCTACGGAAAGAGGGCGAGCAAATGAAGTACGAAGTAACTTTTTCATGCGGTCACACTGGAACGGTACAGCTGTACGGCAAAGGTGATGAGCGTGAACGTAAGATTCGTTATTTTGAAGAATATGGCGTATGCTCCGAGTGTTACAAAGAGCGCCGTGCTATAGAAGCAGAAATTGGCTGCAAACATGTAACAATGTTCTACAGGACATATAAAACTGATTACAGTTTCTGCGACGTTTTAAACGATTCTTACGATAAGCAGGAAAAAACTATTACGGTGTTAGTTCCGGAAGCGTTGGCAGATTTTATAGATGCTAAAAATGAGGGCGGGGCTACACTGTTTAATGCAGCTATTAAGGTTGCTACCAATAACAAAAACAAGGAAGGCAAGCACTACGCAGAGTGCTATGAGATAGTCAAAGCCTATATCAAGGAACACGCAGACTTTGCCAAAGAATTACAGGCGTATATGCAACAACAATATAGATAAGCAAACCGAAAGGGCGTGATCTTTTGAAGCCGGAAAATATTATCAAGTCTTACAATGCCGAAGGCAGCATTAAAAAAGTTGCTGCGTTGTTCCGCGTTTCGGAGCAGAAAGTCAGGAAGGTTCTCATTGATGCCGGAGCATACGAAAGCGATATGTCCATACAGGTCAATGATTTGTATGAGCAAGGTTACAGCGTGGAGAACATAGCTGAAAAGTTGCGTGTAAGCAAGAGCACTGTTTCAGCATATCTGCCGTACACCAAAGGCGTGTATCTTGGCGAAAACCCTTCCAGCAATGCTCTTAAGATAAGAAAGTGCAGAGCTAAAAATGGATAAGCCTTTAAACGAGCTGCTAAATGAGTATATAGAAGCTTATAGCAAAGGCGAGGATAGCTTAAGAGCGTTTTGGGAGTATGTTATAAGCATAGGAGCTTATGAGCAGATGCGCCAGCTTGCTGTATACCAGAATGTTATTTTTAGCTATAAGAAAGACCAAACAAAGCCTGCCTGTAATGGTTACTGCGAAAAAGCCTACACAGCCGAAGATGCAGAGTTTGCCAGGATACAAATAGAGCACCTTTTAAAATCATGTCAGTAAGGTGTCATTTACAAGGCAATTAAAGGAATGATATAATTAAGATGCAACAGTTGGATGATAAAGCCTTCTCCTAAAAATATGTTGTGTACTCAAAAAGCCGCCTACAAATGATTGATATGTAGACGGCTTTTTAAATATATAAAATATAACCGATGTTCTATAAAGAAAAATCTTTACAAAAACAGTATAATGTAGTATAATATAAGTGTAAGGAAGATAAAGTACCTGCTAAATAAAGAGTAAAGGAAGTCGGTTAAAATGAAAAATATTTTTGAAGAAGCTTATCAAAAGGAATTCCAAGCAATAGCTGCGTTTGATGCAGCAAAAAATGACGAAGAAAAAGAAAAAGCCAGAGAGCTTCATAATGAAACCTTTGGACAGATAGGTAGCCTTGGAGAATTTGCTGTTCATATTTGGCGCGAATATGAAAACTCTAGAGAACATGGCAACCTCAACCTTGACCTTTCCGAAATTGTTTGGGACCATCAAGTACCTGAAATAGTGGCTTGCATGAAAGCAAACGGAATTGAGAGTTTTACCTTTTCAGGTACCTACACTGAAGCAATTAGAACTGCTTGGTTATTCCAGCAAGAAGGTTGCGTTCTTGAAGGATTTGTTGAAATCAACAGCAGATATACCGATGCTTATGGAGATAGTTTAAAAGTTCCTGCGTTACAGTTTAGAGTAAAATAAAAGCAAGGCGGTACAAAAAAGTACCGTCTTTTTATAATTATTTTTGAAAAAATACTTTACAAATAAACAAAAATGTAGTATAATATAAGTATAGAAAGGAGGTACAAAACGTGGATCAGAATTTAAAAGATGCTGCCGAAACGGTTTCACTTATATTAAGTTCCGTATTAACGGCTCTCCAAATACAGGAGAAGTTAAAGAAAAAGCAGCAAAAAAAGAAGCCCCCTGTAAATCGCAAGTCCAGAAAGCGTAAATAAGAGGGCGGCAGGTAGGACGAGCAATCGTCCTCCTGCCTATATTCTACCACGTTTTAACAAAAATGAAAATACTAATTTGGTTGTTCACTATTGGCATTGTAGTCGAAGCAGTAAGAAATTTTCCTCAAATGAGCCTGCATGAATGGGTATTGTGGGCGCATGGCTTAGCTAGTGGAATTGTAATGTTGTATTGGTGGATAAGTAGGAGTTAACATGGAAAGTAAAAAATGGGGCGGTGTTCGTGAGGGAGCAGGCAGACCAAAAGGAAAAACTACTGCTGGCGAACGCAAGGGACGCAATATTAGAGCGTTCGATGATGAATGGGAGCTTATAAAGCAATTCGCAAAAATCGTCAAAACTGACCGTCAGCGAGCGGAAGAGTTGCTAAAATTATTATAGTTTTATTGGACAGTGTAAAAAAAGCACTGTCCTTTTTTATTGTAAAAAGATGGAGGTACATCATGGATTTAAGAAACAAAATTACATTAATGGCGTTATCAGACATTACGCCGTATGAAAACAACCCAAGAAACAACGAAGAAGCTGTTGAAAAGGTTGCTAACTCTATCAAAGAGTTTGGCTTCAATCAACCTATCGTAGTCGACAAAGATAATGTTATCATTGTAGGTCATACACGCAGTTAGGTTTAGCTGAAGCTCCGGTAATTGTTGCCGGGAACTTATCAGATGAGCAAGCAAGAGCTTATCGCCTGGCAGATAATAAAACCGGGGAACTTGCTGGCTGGGATTTTGAAAAGTTAGCGTTAGAGCTGGAGCAAATCGAGGATATTGATATGGGCGATTTTGGATTTGAATCGCATGATTTAGGCGGCGAAATAGGAGATTTTTTTGAAAATGCTTCTACATCTAATAGTAACGAGCATAAGCCTAAAACTATTACTTGCCCACACTGCGGCGAAGAATTTGAAATATGAAACTGTATTTAGCTGGCGGTATGAGCTACCGTGAGTTGCTATTTGGGGAGGCAATAATGAAATTATTTCTTGCAGGTGATGTTCCGTGGCGCGAATTGATATATAGTAAGGCGATAATCAATTGTCCTACTGCCGAAGAAAATCAGGAGGGTAATTCAATGAACATAATGCTCGCTGAGGGGGAAAGCAGAGCTGACGAGTTGGGAGAGCAAAGAAAAAAATATAAACCTTATATTCTCGAATCGTTTTTGCAAACAACCGAGAAGTCAGTAAAATATTTGCCTTATTATGGTGATTATATGCTTGATTCAGGAGCGTTCACTATGTTGATGGGCAATGCAAAAAAAGTTGACTTAAAAACTTATGTCGATTCTTATATTGCGTATATCCAAAAATACAATGTGCAGAAATTTTTTGAGCTTGACATTGATCCTATTGCAGGCTACGAAGAAGTTTTGAAAATCAGAAAATACATTGCTGAAAAAGTTGGAAGGTCACCGATTCCTGTATGGCATAAAAGCCGTGGCATGAAAGATTTTATTGAAATGTGCAAGCGGTATAAATATGTTGCAATAGGCGGTTATGTTAGCGGTGAATTTACAAAAGGCGAAGTTGAAAAATTCCCTTTGCTTATCAAAGAAGCACACTCGCATGGAGCTAAAATTCACGGCTTGGGTTTCACTCAATTAAAATATTTGCCGCGCTTTCATTTTGACAGTGTAGATTCTACTGCGTGGGTATCTGGCAATAGATTCGGCGCAGTATATAAGTTCAATGGAAAAACGATGGTTAAATATAATAAGCCTGCAGGCATGCGAGTGAGAAATAAAGAAGTAGCTATTAATAATTTTATAGAATGGGTAAAATTTCAGGAGTATGCAAAAACTCATTTTTGAAAAGAGGTAATAAAAATGAAAAAAGCAGTTGTTTTATTAAGTGGTGGTGTAGATAGTACTACTTGTTTAGCCGTTGCAGTCAAAAAATATGGTACAGAAAAAGTTTTAGCCTTATCTGCTTTTTATGGACAAAGGCATAAAAGAGAAATTGAAAGCGCAAGAAAAGTCGCTGCTTTTTATGGTGTAGAGCATAAAGAAACTGATTTGTCGCTGGCGTTCTCTATGAGCGATTGCCCATTGCTAGCTAAAAGCACGCATGATATTAAACATGAATCCTATGCAAAGCAGCTTAAAGAGCTTGGCGGTGAAGGTACTGTTGATACTTACGTACCTTTCAGAAACGGCTTGTTACTTTCTTATGCGGCCGCTGTTGCTGTAAGCGTAGAAGCAGAAGCTATTTATTATGGTGCTCATGCTGACGATGCAGCAGGGCGAGCGTACCCTGATTGCACGCCTGAGTTCGTTGATTATATGAATAAAGCGATTTTTGAGGGTAGCGGACGAACCACACATCTTGAAGCACCGCTTATCAATCTAAATAAAGCAGGCGTTGTTAAGCTTGGATTAGAGCTTAACGCACCATATCAGTTTACATGGAGCTGCTACGAGGGCGGAGAAAAGCCTTGCGGAACTTGCGGAACGTGTATTGACCGTGCGATGGCATTTGAAGCTAACGGCGTGAAAGACCCTGCGTTGGAGGATTAATATGTATACAGTAACAAAACGATTAGAAATTTCGGCAGCACACCAACTTTCTTTAAATTATGAAAGTAAGTGCAAAAATTTACATGGCCATAATTGGATTATCTGCGTAACTTGCCAAAGCGAAACCTTAGACGCTAACGGCATGATAGTAGATTTCAAGCATATTAAAAATCTTGTTTCTGATATGCTTGACCATCAATATTTAAACGACGTGTTACAATGCAATCCGACAGCAGAAAACATTGCTCGTTGGATTTGCGAAAAAGTTCCGCACTGCGTTAAGGTGTCGGTACAGGAAAGCGAAGGGAATGTTGCCGTGTATGAAATATAATGTAGTGGAAATTTTTAAAAGTATCGAAGGAGAAGGAAAGCGAACTGGCTATCCTTCTGTATTTGTTCGTTTGGCTGGCTGCAACCTGCGTTGTAGCTATTGCGATACAATCTATGCTCAACAATTCGCAGATGCTGCCAGCAGTTATAATGAGCAGGAGCTTATGGATGAGATAAGCGAGTATAACTGCAAGCGTGTAACTATTACCGGCGGTGAACCACTCCTGCACGACTTGCAACCACTTCTTGAACTGCTACACAAAGCCAAATATGAGGTAAATATCGAAACAAATGGTGCTGTACCGCTTTACAAAAAAAGGATAAGCGGTATTTTTTATACCATTGATTACAAGTGTGGCACGTCTGGCGAATCTAATAAAATGCTAATGGATAATTACAAGCACCTTAACGCAAAGGACGTTATAAAATTTGTAGTTGGCAGCAAAGAAGATTTTAACGACGTAGACCGGGTGCTTGACTATTGCAAAAAAATCAAATGCCAGGCAAAAGTTTACATCTCGCCAGTGTGGGGCGCAATCGAACCTGCGGAGCTTGTAGAGTACGCAAAAAATTCGCCGTATAACATCTGCGTACAAGTGCAACTTCATAAAATTATTTGGGATAAAGATAAAAGGGGCGTGTAACATGGACGCTAAAAAGCTAGAACAAGCAGCAAGGCTTATTATTGAGGGCATCGGCGAAAACCCGAACCGAGAGGGACTTCTTGAAACTCCTAAACGGTTCGCAAAAATGCTAATGGAGCAATTAGAGTACGCAAGTGTCAGCAACGATGAAATCGCAAAGAAATTTAACAAGTGTTTTTCCTGCGATAACGATGATATGGTGGTATTAAAAGGCATTAACTGCTTTTCTTATTGCGAGCATCATATCGCACTTATGTATAACATGACTGTTGATGTAGGCTATATCCCTAACGGCAAAGTTATCGGCATTAGCAAGATCGCACGTATTGCTGACGCAGTAACAAAACGTCTGCAAATCCAAGAACGTATCGGCAAGGAAATTCGTGACATTCTTACTAAAATTTTAGGCACAGAAGATGTCATTGTGGTTATTCAAGGCGAACACTCTTGTATGACTGCTAGAGGAATTAAAAAGCCAGGAGTAAAAACAAAGACTGCTTCATGTGGCGGACAATTTTTAGTAAACGCCGAACTGCGAAAAGAATTTTACCTTGTAAACAGCAAATAAAATCTAAAGAAAGGACAGGTGTTTTAATGTGCCAGCACGAGGAAATGTTAGCAATTTAAGGCCTGTCCGAAGCAAGGATGAAGCAAGAAAAAGAGGAACTGTTGGCGGCAAAAAATCTGGTGAAATAAGACGGGCGAAAAAAAACTTACAGCAGATAGCAAAAACGATACTTGAATCACAAGTACACGACGATAAAGCAAAAAACTTTTTACACGCTTTCGGCTTAGACGAGCAAGATCAAAACTATCAAGCCTTAATGATAGCAAAGTTGCTTAACAAAGCTTTAAAAGAAAGTGATGTTAATGCAATTCGCACTCTTGCTACATTGGCAGGAGCTGACGGAGGTATATTGTCGCTGGCGGAAGATGCAAGCGTTGAAACAATAGACGCTTACCAATCTATCTACATTCCAAATAACGGCAGAGATACATTTGAGCCGCTGTATCTAACTCCGCAACCAGGACCGCAAACAGCTTTTATGTGTTCTTCTGCTGATATAGTAATTTATGGTGGAGCAGCTGGCGGTGGAAAAACCTTTGCGCTTCTCCTGGAAGGGCTAAGACACAAAGATATAGCAGGATTTAGCGGCGTTGTGTTCCGAAAAAATTATACTCAAATCACAGCTTCAGGCGGTTTGTGGGATGCTGCTAACAAAATATATGGACAAGTGCAAGGCGCAAAACCTAAGAAAACTCCAAAACTACATTGGTTTTTTAGTCCCAGCGGAGCAAGAATTCATTTTGCGCATTTGGAGCGTGACGAAGATTTGCAAGGCTGGCAAGGCTCAGAAATCTGCTATCTAGCATTTGACGAGCTGACGCATTTTAGCCGACACCAATTTTTGTATATGCTTTCTCGTAACCGTTCAACGTGCGGTATTCGTCCTTATGTAAGAGCGACGTGCAACCCGGACAGCGATAGTTGGGTAGCTGATTTTATTTCTTGGTGGATAAATCAAGATACAGGCTATCCAATCTACGAGCGCAGCGGTGTTGTGCGTTATATGTGCGTCCTGAATGATACGATTTATTGGGGAAATAATCCGCATGAACTCGCAAAGGAACACGGCGTAAATGTTGAAGAATGCAAGTCGGTTACGTTTATCGCGTCTAAACTGACAGACAACAAGGTTTTAATGGCTAAAGACCCGTCGTACATGGCTAACCTTAAAGCGTTGGCAGAAATTGACAAAGAACGTCTTTTATATGGCAACTGGAAAATCCGTCCTGCTGCTGGTATGTACTTTAAAACAGAAAACTTCACCTTTGTTGATACTGTACCGAAAAATATCGTTGCTTATGCACGTTCCTGGGACTTGGCAGCAACAGAGCCTACGCCGCTTAACCCAGACCCTGATGCAACAGCAGGCGTGTTGATGGGACTGCTTGACGATGGCAGAGTAATCGTCCTTGATGTAAAACGCAAGCAGATAAAGGCGAATGACGCTAGGAATCTTCTGCGCAACATGGCAGCGATTGACCAGGGCAAATACAAATTCGTACAAATTACGATACCGCAAGACCCAGGGCAGGCAGGCAAGGCGCAAGCTCAAAGCCTTGTATCAATGCTTGCCGGGTACTCGGTAGAGATTGTATCGCCGACAGGCAGCAAAGAGGTTCGTGCTACTCCATTTGCTTCACAGGTACAGGCAGGAAATGTCCTTATCCTTAAAGGTGAATGGAATGATATGTATCTGTCAGAACTTGAATCGTTCCCAGAAAGCAAGCATGATGATATGGTTGATGCGTCAAGTGATGTGTTTAACAAGCTCATGAATTCACGCAGCTGGGGCGGTTTAACTAGCTAGGAGGAATAATGGCAAAAAGAAAAGATAATTCAATTCGTGCAGATAGCGGTTTTAAAGATGCTTTTATTGCACGTAAAGCTCGCAATTACGAAGGTCTGCTGAACGAGCGAAAGCTTACAGACCAGACTTTAGCTACAATGTACAGAAATGCTCTTGTGCGTAGAATTGTTACAATGGCTGCCGATGATGCTATGAAGAATTTTATAGAAATCGAAGGCGATTCTGACGATTGTATCTTGCAGGAGCTTGAAACGCTGTTTGTGCAGGAAAAGCTTACAGAGGCTTTATATTGGGACAGACTGTTCGGTATGTCTTGTGCTCTTATCCTTGCTGACGATGGCCAGGAATTAAGCGAGCCTATTAATATCAACCGTTTACGCAGGATTAACGGATTAGAAATTTTTGACAAGCGAGATATTTACCCGGACACAACCTCAATTTATCTTGATACAGATATTCGAGATGCGAACTTTGGTAAGCCGGAGTTTTACATGATTTCGCCACCGAATGGGAATCAGTTTAAAGTGCACAGAAGCAGACTGCATATTTTTGACGGCGAAATGCTGCCGAAGATAGAGCGTATTGCTAATAATGGTGCTGGCTTATCCTGCCTGGATGGTGTTCCGGCTGCGCTGAACCGTGTAAAAACTGCAATGAATAAAACAATCGACATAATGGATAAGGTTAGCACGTCACTGTTAAAACTAGAAGGCTTATGCAATCTGCTGGCAACAGAAGACGGCACGCAAGCTGTTATTCGGCGTTTAGAGCTGATAGACTACTCACGCAGAATTAATGGCAGTGTAGCCGTTGACAAGGAAGATGAATACGGCATTTTCAACATTCCGCTCACAGGCTTGACTGATATTATTCAAGAGTTTGAGCAGGCTTTATGTGCTGTTACCGGGTATCCTTTTACTGTTTTGTTTGGGCGTTCTCCGGCTGGCATGAACAGCACAGGCAAGAGCGACTTGCAGATTTACTACGATACCGTCAGACGTATTCAACGCAGGAAAATTCGTCCTGCGTTAGAGTATCTTGTAAGACTTATCCAGCTTTCAAAAGAAGGACCTACCAACGGCAAGGAGCTTGAAAAGTGGAGCATTAAGTTTAATGCCATCGAACCGCTAAATGATCTGGAGCAAGCCAACGTTGACAAGACACAGGCGGAAGTAAGAGCTGCCGTTGTTAAGCTTGTTTTTGACCTGATTGATAATCAACTGTTAGACGCAACGCAAGCTCGCCAATACCTTAAAGAGCGTGGCGATATTCCAGTTACAGAAAGTGAGCTGGATTTAGATGATGAAGAAACAGAAGAAATCGATACGCTACCTTAAAGTAAAGAAGCGTCCGAAATATCCAAAGAATTTTGAGCGTGATTATTATCGCGTCCTCAGAGCCGTTGTAAGACGTTTAAAAAGTGCCACGAATAGCAATATACCTATGCTGGCATATTCGCTGCGCCAGGACGATGACAGCACTGTTACAGATGCTTTCGTTCAGGCAATACTTGCCGAGCTTTTAAAGAGTATGACTGTTGAGGAAGCTATAAGCGAATTAGAGCTTATTCTTGCTGGCGTGTCTAGCGTTGTCGATGCTAATGTTATCAGTGCTTTCGCAGAAGCAGTCAGCGTTGATGTGTTTTTAAATGATTCATCCTTACTTGATACAGTAAAAGCAGAATGGAAAGCGCAGCAGAGCAGGCTTGTGGACAGCATAGTCAATACCTACATCGAAAAACTGCAAATTATTGTTAGCAATGCTGTTCAGCGTGGCACTGCTATGAGTGAAGTTAAAGAAGAAATCAAGGTGCTGCTCAACACTACCGACAAGCGAGCAAAATTTATCGCAAGGAATGAGGTAGGCAATCTGAATGGCATTATCACAATGAGAAGGCAGGTTGATTGCGGTATAGGCGTGTATCAATGGTCATCGTCACATGATGAACGTGTTAGACCTTCTCATGCTGAGATGGATGGGAAATACTTCTATTGGAACAGCGACAAGGTTGGTGAAATTAACGGCATAAAGGTTTATCCTGCTCCGAAATATCATCCGTGCATGGATTATAACTGCCGTTGTGTAGCATTACCTGTTATTGACCTGGAACAATGGAACATGACAACAGCAGTTCCAATGGGTAGGGTGAATGTAAAGAAAAGCAAAGAATTAAGTTAGAAGGCATATGCAATTTGTCGCATATGCTTTTTATATACCCCAAAATAAGGAGGTGAATTTTTTGGGAAGTGTACAACGATATGAACGCATTGATTCATGGATGTTTGTTAGTGGTGCAGTTACTGACGCTGACGGCTTCTTGCGTGATTCTCCGATTGTGGCACGTACTGGCATCTATATCTACCAACAGCCAGACGGGACTATTAGACGAGAGTACAGACCGCCGGAGGAAGTGTTTGACAATGACAGTGAAGCAAGTTTTGTCGGCAAGCCTATTGTGGTGGGACATCCTGCCAGCGGCATTGTAAACAGCGATACCGCACAAGATTTAGCCATTGGCACGATTTTGTCCAGCGGTTATCCGAAGAATGAAACAAATATTGCATGTGACATTGTTATCCATAATCCCTCTGCTATCGGCGAAAAGCGTGGCTTGTCTTTAGGCTACAGAGTGGATCTTGAAGAAACTCCAGGCACTACGCCGGACGGACAGCAATATGATGCTATCCAACGCAACATTCGTATCAATCATTTAGCCGTTGTTGATAGGGCACGTGCCGGAGCAAAAGCACGGCTTAATCTTGACGGTGACGAAATTATCGAAGGAGTAGAAACGAAAATGAAAATTAAAATTGATTCTGTTGATTTTGAAGTTGACGAGAAAATTGCCAACTACGTCAACTCTTTGCAAAGCAAAGAAGAAAACGCTCGTGTAAAGCTTGATACTGCTAACACTGAGCTTAAAACTGTAAAAGAACAAAATACCACTCTTAAAGCTGATGCTGACGCTTTAAAAGCTAAAGCTGATGCAATGACCGCAGAGCGTGATGCTTTGAAAGCTAAAGTTGATGCTGCTGACGCTGAAAAAGAGAAAGCTGTAAAAGAGGCTGTTGAAGCTGTAAAGGCTGATATGCAGGAACGTGCGGAGCTGGAAGAAACCGCTAAAATTGCTAAGGTTGAAAAAACCGATGGCTTGACCAACGCTGAGTTAAAAGAAGGCATTGTCAAAGCTGCATTCGGTGAAAGCTTTAAGCTTGACGGTGTATCTGATGCTTATATTAACGGCGCATATTCTGCTGCTAAAGAGATGCTTCGCAATGATAACGCAAAAAATCAAGCCGTAAAAGCTAAAGGCGGTGCTGAAAAGCAAGAAACTAAGAATGATTCTGCTAACGATGCACGTAGCCGCATGATTGCACGTATGCGCGGCGAAGAATAAGAAAGAGGTGAATACAATGGCAATTACTAATTATGCATTAACCATGGACAAAGCTTTTGCTGGTGCGCTGTATGATTTGTCCTCTCATACTGTAGATTCCTTTGCTGTTGAAGAAGCTGACGGTATTGGTGCTGCTTGCGCCGTTATCCGTGGCACTGACGCAGAGCATCAGGTGAAATCTCCGTCCGCATCCGGTGACGGTGCGAAAGTTATCGGCGTTACTCTGCATACTCATATTGAGCCGCCTGAAGCTGGCAAAAAATATTATCCGCAGAATTACACTGTTCCTGTTGTAACTAAAGGTCGTGTATGGGTAACTACCGGAGGTGCGGTTAACGCCGGTGATGAAGCTCATCTGAAGCTTGCTGACGGCACGTTTGTTAAAGATGCTGTTGCTGCTGGCACTATCGAAGCTCTTGGCTGCGGTGCTAAATTTATTACTTCCTGTGATAAAGCAGGCTTGGCCGTCATTGAAATCGGCTGATTTTAAAAAAGAAGAGGTGAACGAATAATGACTCAAATGCATTACGATGAATTAGACCTTGCTGTAATCGAGCGTTGCGACGGCTTGCGCAAAGACGCAGGCGATACCATTTTTGTTGCAAAGGAGCTTGAAGCTGTAAAGGCAAAGACCTATGACCAGAAATTCGCTAATCTTAATGCGCTGAAACTGTTTGATATGTCCTCTGACGTTGACCCCGGCGCTGATACTATCAGCTATCAGTCCTTGGGTTCTGTCGGCATGGCAAAGACTATCGCCAACTATGCAACCGACTTTACTCGTGTAGATGTACTGGCTGAAGAACACATTGCTAAAGTTATTGCTGGCGGTGCAGCATATGGCTACACCATGCAGGACTTGCGCCGTGCTGCTATGGCAAGAAAACCGCTGCCTGCTCGCAAGGCTATTGCTGTTCGCCGTGCTCTCGACGAATATATTAACCGCATTGCCTTTCACGGAGATGCTAAATATGGCGTTGTTGGTATCCTGGACAATCCGAACATTGGTAACTATACCGTTCCTGGTGACGGCTCCGGCTCTTCTACTAAATTCAAGGATAAAACCGCTGTTCAGATTCTGCGCGATATGAACGGCATTATTAATTCTGTTAGCAAACAGACCAATGACGTAGAAAATCCGAATACCCTGGTACTGCCGCCTGATCAATACAACTACATTGCTTCCACACCTTATTCTGATGTAGTCGCAGATTCCATCCTGTTTGTGTTTAAACGCAATAACCCGGATGTAACTGTATTGAAAGCCAATGAGCTGGCTGGCGCAGGTGTAGACGGCTTGGATATGATGATTGCATACGTTAAGGACGAAGACCATCAAACCTTGGAAGTTCCGTTGCCGTTCACTCAGCACACTATTCAGCAAAAAGGCTTGGAATTTGAAGTTCCTTGCGAGGTTCGTACCGCTGGCGTGTTGATTTACTATCCGCTGTCCATGAACAAGGCTTCTGGCATCTAATTTTACTATATACTGCCCTTTCGCATGAGAGGGCATTTTCTTTTTTAGGAGGAAAGTGAATGAAAGTTAAAAACATCTCTAAAGCTGTAATTAATATCGACGGTAAATATATCATGCCTGATCAGTGCGGCATCGTTGGTGATGAATGGGGCGAAAACATTATTGTAAAAGCCTACATCAAAGAACAAATGATTACTGTTGAGAAAGGCAATGCTAAAGAAGCAAATGTTGATGATATGGCAGCAGACCTTGCAGGACTGTCCGCTGAATCCAGCAAGCGTTCTTTGACTGCTTTCGCTAAGAAATACAATATTAATGTAGAGGGCGCAGAAACCGCAGAAGATATTTATTCCGTTATTTTTGCTTTTGTAAACATGGCAAAGAAAAATGTTAACGGAAACTAAAGATAAAATAAAGCAAGCTTTTTCTGTTATCTGCCCCGAACTAATTCTTACTGATGAAGAATTAGAAGTCTACATTAATCTTGTTTCGCCTATGTTGTCAGAAAGTGTTTTTGGCAATATGTATATAACAGCATTCGTTTATCTTATGGCGCATCACGTTGTCCTGCGTCAGCTTATTGCGCAGTATGGAGAAAACGGTTCATCTGATGTTGGTATTACAGGCTCTGTAACGTCTGAAAAAGAAGGTGACTTGCAACGTTCATATGGTGACAAGTCAGCTTCTTTCGATATGTTGGACAAGACGTACTATGGCATTGAATTTAAACGTCTGCGCTCTATGTGCGTTGTTCCGATAGTAACAAGATGGGATAATGCGTTATGAGTAGAGTAGAGGATAAAGATTTAGGTTTAAATCGTATCATACGAACGCTAAACAAAGACCTTGACGGCGTTGTGGTTAAGGTTGGTGTACAAGCTAAAGACAAAGCTGTACGGCGAGGGAAAGGCGGAAGCATTCGCAACACTGACCAGCCGTTGGCTGTTATTGCAGCGATACATGAATTTGGACTGGACGATATGCCCCAACGCTCTTTCCTGCGTTCTGCGTATGATGAAAATTTGCCTATGATTGACAAAATGATTCAGCGTGTTGCCAATGGTGCTGTATTTGGACTAGGAACAAACGCTGCTCTTAATCAGTTAGGCAATGTTGTACAAGGTATGGTTCAAAGAAAAATCGTCGACGGACCGTTTGTCCCGAACTCTCCTGCTACAATAAAGCGCAAGAAAAGTTCCAAACCATTAATTGATACCGGGCATCTGCGACAATCAATTCGCTATGTCATTGAAAGAAAAGGTGCTAATCATGAGTAGTTTTAGAAAGCTGATAACTGTCCTGCGTTACAACGGCAGTCCTGAACTGCTTGCCAACGGAACCTATATGTATCTTACACCACAAGAGTTTAAAGTGTTAGCCAGTGTACAGCCGCTTAAAGCTAATGAAATGATGTTACTTCCTGAAGGTAGCAGGACGGCTATAGCGGTAAAAGTATATACTGACAAGGAACTTTATGTTGATGACCAACGAACAAATACAATGGCTGACCGCTTTAAATGGCGTGGAAAGCTTTTTGAAGTAGTTGCCAGCGATATTTTTCAAAGTGATGTTATTAACCATTACCGTGCATATGCAGTAGAGGTGAGCGAATTTTGAAAGAAGCTAATACTCGTACTGACGTACTGAATTTTTTTATTTCGGTATTACAAAAAATATATTATCCGATTCCGATTCGCAGAGCAAAAATGAAACCTCCGGCTGTAAATGAATTAAACATCGTAGTTGATCTTCTGACTGAACGCAGTATAGGAAACGAGGTTGTTTTTTTAACTGAAACAGCACAGTACAGCAATGCTGGTATCATTGAAGCTACGTTAAACATACAAGCTATCGGCGAGGGTGCTGTTGAACTTCTGTCGAAGCTTAAACTTTATCTTGAAATGCCGGATATGATTAACTTGTATGATTCTGCAAATGTGGCTATAAACAGTGTTGAGCAAGTGCAAGACATTACAGCTTCATTGGATGGCAGGACGTGGCAGGAACGAGCGTCGGTTGATTTGACTGTTTCGTACTGCCGTGAGCTGCTTAGCCAGGGTGCAGAATGGTTCAACAAATTAGAAATAAACGGCACTACGAATAACGGCAAGGATAACAACGAACATCCTGCTGACGGCGATACGATTGTAAAAGTTGAAATCATGGGAGATTTAGAAAATTAAGGAGATGAAAATATGGCAAATATCGACAGATTAGTCAATGTGCAGATTGTTTTGAATACTACAGGTATTTCATCCAACGGCTTTAATACACTGATGATTGTATCTGCACATGAGCACGCTGCTCCGGCGTATGTATTGACCATCACGGACGCTGACCAGCTTTTAGATTTAGGCTGGAACGCTGAGGATGCTGTGTATAAAGCTGCATTACAAGCTTTTAGCCAGATTCCGCATTATGAGAAAGTTAAAATCGGTAGAATGAACTCTGATAGCTCTGCTGCTGATAATATGAATAAGATTTGCGCTGTTGACAATGATTGGTATGGCTTGTGCTATGTTGACCGCACATCTGCAAAAATCATGGAAATGGCAGAATGGGTTGAAGCTCATACAAAGCTGTATGGTACATCTGTTGCAGAAGCCGATGCGTTGCAAGCTGGCGTTGCAACAGATACAGGCAGTAAGCTGAAAGCGAAAAATTATTATCGCACTTTTGTTTTTTATCATAAGGAAGCAGAAAAGGAATTTCCTGAAGCAGCTGTAATGTCCAGATGCTTTACTGTATATCCCGGCGGTGAAACCTGGGCCAACAAAAAGCTTTCCGGCATTTCAAATGATGATTTAACCGAAACAGAATATCTTGCATTGACTGCCAAAAACTACAATACCTTTGAAAACTTCTCGGAGAACGTCAGCATTACTCAAAACGGCAAGACTTGTGCAGGTGAATGGATTGATGTTATCCGCTTCCGTGACTGGCTTGTCGAAACCATTAAAACAGAAGAATTTGCAATGCTTATTAATCGTGAGAAATTGCCGTACACTGATGCTGGCATTGCGCTTGTCGAAGGTGTGCTGAATAAAGTTCTGAAGCTTGGTCAAGACCGTGGCGGTATCGCTCCGACTGAATATGATGATGGCAACAGAAATCTTGGCTACACTATTACAGTTCCTAAAGCTGCTAATATTAGCGCAAACAAGAAAGCACAAAGAGTTCTTGACGATGTAAAGTTTACCGCACGTCTTGCAGGTGCTATCCATGCTGTTAACATTAATGGTTCTTTGACTTATGAGAACCTTATTCAAAAGGCTTAAAGGAGGACAATTAAATGGCAAGAGTTAAAACATACGACCCGAAGAAAGTTAAGGTGCTGTTCGGCTCGCTTATCTTGACTGGCGTTGATGAAGGCACTTTTATTAATGTTGAAACGCAAGGTGACGGAATTTCCGCTATTGTCGGCTGTGACCAGGAAATTGTCCGCAGTATTGACCCGTCCTCTGTCTTAAAGCAAGTTACTGTTACTCTGTTGCAGTCCAGCTCCAGCAATGCAGCGTTAAGCTTGATTCAAGATGCAGACAATCAAAATGGTGCAGGCTTGTTGCCGTTGGTTATTAAGGATTTAAGCGGTGACAGCGTTATGGTTAGCGATCAGGCATGGATTGTTAAAAAACCTAACTTTCAGCGTGGCAAATCTGCTTCTGACGGAAAATGTGAATGGGTATTCATGGCTGTTGTTCCCGACGAAGCATTTTTAGTTGGCGGTCATAGCTAAGGAGTAAAAAATGAGACAGGCAAAATTTGAAGTAAAGAACAGAAAAATCGGTGCGAATACCTTTTATGTTCGTGCTTTTCCTCCGCTGCAAGGCTTGAAACTGTATGGTGACTTACAGAAAGCTATTACTGCTGCTTTAAAAGGCGGTTTAACATCTAACGGTGAAACGGAAAATATGAAAGAAGCATTATTAGGTGCTCAAATCAATATCGGTGCTATCCTTGCGCAGTTGGGCGAAAGCTTTAATGGCGAAGTGCTGGCACAGTTCTCTGAACGTCTGCTTGATGCTGAATACATCAGTGTTAAAATCAAGGGCGAAGAAGAAGCTGTTATGCTGACAGAAGATGTTATCAATGAGCTTTTTACTGGTAAGCTTGTTGAACTGCTTAAGCTTGAAAAATTTATTATTGAGGTAAATTTCGGAGATTTTTTCGCTTTAATTCCCAACCTCTCTGGAGTCCGCGAGATGTTGGTGAGCAAGTAGAAATTCCCGGCACCTTATCGCCAACACTAACCGCTGAATCTTTTATTTGGCGGCCAGTGTTGGCTAAGGTAGTTACTGTTACAGAAATAAAAGAAGGCACTGTAACTTTAGGCGATTTGTGCAAAATAAACGCTCTGCTTGATATGCAGAGTGATGTACAAAGATATTATCTTGACCACCCTAAAAAGAAAGGAGCTGATGCGCCGTGGACGTAAGAAGTTTAGCTATTGCGATTGGCTTCAAAGTAAATAACTCAAATGTTAAGCAAGTAGAGCAGACAACCAAAAAAGTTAAAACAGGACTTGAACGTGTTGGCGATTCTGCTGATAAAGCTGGCAATAAAGTAGATAGTTTATTTTCTAAGTTAAGCGGTCTGGCTATGTTCGCTGGCGTTTCGCTAACTCTTGGAAGCATCGTTAAAACGATTGACGAATGGAAGGTTATTGAAGGTCAGGTAAACAACGTAACCAAAAGCCAGCAGGAATCAAAAGCTGTTCAAAAAGAGATTTACAATATTGCAAGCCGTACTCGTCAGCAATATAAGTCTACGGCTGAGCTTTATACATCTGTTGCTCGTAATGCGCAGGAGCTGAAGAAAAGCACTAAAGACATTTTGCTGTTCACCGAAGATGTTTCAAACGCAATGTTGCTGGGTGGCGGTGATGCTTCATCTCAGCAAGCTGCGTTGGTACAGTTAGGTCAGGCTTTGGGTTCCGGTACGTTGCGTGGTGATGAATTAAACTCCATTATGGAGCAAGCTCCTAGACTTGCAAAAGCTATTGCCGAAGGTATGGGCACTACAATCGGACAGTTAAGACAGATGGGCAGCGAAGGCAAATTAACTGCACAAGATGTTTTTAATGCTATTCGTGGGCAATCTGACCGTTTAAAAATGGAGTTAGGTAAAATGCCTTGGACTGTTGGACAGGCAACCAACAAAATGCAAAATGCGATTGGAAAATTTTTCAAAGAATTTGAGGACAAGACGGGCATTATTGACGGCATAGCGAAACGCATGGCAAAATTTGCAGACTACATCGAGAATATTAATCTTGATAACTTTATTTCTGGTTTGCAAATTGCAGCGATTTATGCAGGCATTCTTTTTGGCATGGCAAAATGGAGCAGTTTTGTAATGATGATTGGAACTGCCGTGAAGTGGATTGTCGCTATGCGAGATGCTTTAATCTTGGCAACCGAGGCGCAAATAGCATTTAACAGTCAGACACGAAGGGGAGCGGCTATGCAAATGCTGTTAATGGGTAAATTCCTTCTGATTGCAGCTGCGATTGCTCTTGTTGTTTTGCTTATACAGGATTTTTACAAGTGGGTAACTGACCCGAAGGCAGATACAATGATGAAACGCTGGTTTGGAGATTTTGAGCCTATAAAAAATAAATTTATCGACTTCAAAGATAGTGTTATTCAATGGTTTAGTGATATTGGAACAGCTATCGCTTTTGTTCCTAAGCTTATTTATGAGTTATTTAAATTAGCGTTTGAAGGCATTTGGAATTTAACTTCTTGGCTGTGGGAAGGAATAGGCAATGCGTTTGTTTCCGGTCTTGCTGCAATAGGTTATGTTATCGCCGGAGTTATTATGCTGTTTGTTAACGCTTTTAGGTTTATACAGGACAGTTTAACAGTATTGGCGACATTTTTTGCCGATACCATAAATTCGGGATGGGAGCTAATAACTGGCTTTTTTGACAACATGATCAAGTGGGTAAAAGACGCTATTAAGTGGGTTGACCAATTAATCAGCAAGTTAAACATTATGCAAGGCGTGAAAGATTTTGTGAACAACAATATTATTAATCCTATTTCAGATTTTGGCAGCACTGCCGTAAACCGCTTGTTAGGTAATCCGACTGCCACAAACACTTCTTCTAACATTTCCAATAGCGGCAATACGACGAATTACATTCAAGTTACAACTGCCAGCACTTCTCCGGAAGCAACAGCAACTGCGGTAGGCAATGTTGTTAGTCGCAATAACGGCTGGCCAGTCGCTAACTACTTTCCTTTAAGCGAGGCGAAGTAATATGCTTGCAGATATTTTAGGTTACAACATTAAAAATCCTACGCAAGTTGGTTCTTTAAAGGTTGATATAGTAAAATCTTTTGAATACACCTATGACCAGGATGTAACAGGACACCCGGTAGAAACAGGTTTTGAAATTGCTGACCATATTATTAACAAGCCTTTAAAGCTGACAATGACTGTCGGCATTTCGTCTGCTCCTGTAACGTGGTTCTATAAGAATGGTTGGGGAGAAAAGAAATTTGCTAACGGTTTGCAGCTTTTAGAGGAAATCAGAGATAAGAAAGAGCCTGTAACAATCATTCGTCCTGAAAAGAAGTATGACGACATGGTTATGACATCTTGCCGGGTGAGCAAGCAGGATTCGTCAAAAAGCATTATTTATGCTGACTTAGCTTTTCAACAGATTGTTAAGGTAACAACGCAGATGACAACGATACCGGAGAATGTCGTTACTGCATCGCAAGAGGAAAATGCAGGAGAAACTGCAGCAAACGCAGGCGCAGCAAAAATATCTTCTGTTGACGTTGGCGGAGGTTCTACTAATATTCCTAGCAGTAACGTTTCTGGTAGTATTAGTGATTCTTTAGGAAGCGAAACATCAACAAATAAAAGCTGGCTTGCTGGCGGAGTAGATAATATTAAAAGCGGATTAGGCTTGCTGTTTTAGGAGGTAACATGATCACGATTAATTTTGCTGACGGCAATGATGTTGTTTTTAGCGTTCCTTTTGACGGCAAGAAATATAAAGTAAGAATGTGCTGGAACCATGAAGGGCAATTTTGGGCATTGCACCTTTGGGACGCTAACAACAATGTAATTCTTGCTAACGCTTGCGTTGTGCCGAAATTTCCCTTGCTGATGAACCATCACAAAAGTAATGCTCCGAGGGGAGAAATACTTGTGTTAACAGACAAAGAAAGTGTTGGCAGAGATGATTTTCAAAGCGGAGCAGCAACGCTCGTGTATTGTACAGAAGATGAGTTTTATGGAGGTTAACCATGGCACAGTTTGACCGCATCTATAAAATTACTCTAGGCGTACAAGGTTCGGACGGTGTTGTTATTGAAGCAAAAGCGAAAGAACAGGGGTTAGAGATTGAGTTTGACATTGCAAAAAGTCTTGCTAAGCAAAGCAATTCCTGTTCACTGAAAATTTATAACTTGTCAAAAGCGACAGCCGATAAATTGGAAAGAGCAGATACAATCTGCATCCTTGAAGTGGGGTACAGCGAGGACGCTGGCTTGAAAAGAATATTCATCGGCTGGGTAACCGACTGTTATTCCTACATGAGCGGTTCTGACAAAGTAACAGAGATGAAGCTTTATGATGGGCACGTTGCTATTCGTGATAGCATTGTGTCCTTGTCTTATGCTAAAGATGTTAGCAGGAAGAAAGCTATTGACGATGTTGCAGCAGATATGGGACTTGTAGTGACGTATGCTGATGATTGTGAGTTTACGACGTTTGCCAATGGATTTTCTTTTGTTGGCGCAGGACGTGAGTGCCTTGATAAGGTTTGCGCTGGCACTGACTTGGAATGGAGCATCCAAAACAATACCTTGCAGATTATTAAGCAAGGCGGCAACACCAATGTGCAGGCTATAACGCTTACTCCTGAAAGCGGATTAATTGGTTTTGTTGAAAAACTTCTTAAAGGTCCAACAAAAGCGGCAAAGCAAAGAACAAGTAAAAAGACTACCCAACCTAAAAGAGATAAAAAAGCAGGCTGGAATGTCAAATGCCTTTTACAGCCTGTGTTAAACCCAGGAGATTTAGTTTATATTGATTCGCAGGAAATAAAAGGCTGGTTTAAAATAGAAAGTTTAAAGCATAACGGCTCGTATAGCGGGCAGAACTGGTATACGGAGCTTGAAGTGTATGAGATTGTACCGAAGGAGTGATTAGATATGAGCCTTGATGCAACAGCAGATACGCTGGAAGGATTGGAAAATCTTATGCAGCAAAAAATAGGCAACATTCACACTTGCTTGCCTGGTACGATTTTGTCATTTGATGCTTCTGCCTGCCTTGCCAGCGTGAAGTCAACGTTAAAGAAATTTACCTCCGACGGCAGAGTTCTTGAATACCCGGTTATTGATGGTGTTCCTGTTTTTATGCCACACGCAGGAGCGGCTCAGATTACTTATCCTGTAAAGCCTGGTGATAGTTGCTTAATTGTTTTTTCTGAACGCAGTATTGATGAATGGCTTGGTGCTGGAACCGATGATAACCATGATCCTCGACAATATGATTTGACTGATGGCTTCTGTTTTGTTGGAATGATGCCGTCACAGTCAATATCTGCCGAAAATGTTGAAGTTATTAACGGAGGCACGAAAATTAGCCTTACTCCTGGCAACACGATTAATGTTGTCGGAAATATCAATGTGCAAGGGACGATAACTTGTACAGGTGATGTGCAGGGTGGCGGCATCAGCCTTATAGGGCATACACATTCGTACCATCACGGAACAACGAGTTCGTCACAGTAAAGGAGTCGCGTTATGAAGAAAGAAGAAGTTTTGAGAGCCTACGAGGAACAAAAAGCGTCTTGCATTGCGGCGTTTCCTACACTGACAAGCTCATGGACGTATTTTGTCCAGCTTGAAAAAGCTATTGATAGTTATTTTAGCAATGCTGATAGTGTATCTGATTCTGTTCGTGCTGTTATTCGTGGTGCTTATGTATCGCAGACAAAAGCGGCATTAAAGTGCAAAGATGACGAAAAGTATGGCATTGAATACAATAGTGAGGTAGGCAGTATTGATTTAACACCATATTGGTATGCGTGGGAATGGCTGAAAGAAAATCTTGCCGATAAAATCAGATATACTACATCTGAAGTATCGGCACAGGCAGAAGGCAGTGCTGGCGAAAAGATTGTTGATGCTGAACAGCCGGAGCTTGATTTTGTTATCAAGGATATTTCGACAGCTAGGGTTACTGAAGCTGCGCATATTAATGATTATGCGGAATCGTTTTGGCAAGGTAACAGCAAGATGGACTTCATTTGCCTTGTAGAGGATAGAGGTAATGTTGTAAAAACACCCGATAAGAAAGCGATTGTTAAAAAACTTTATATTGATTGTGGTTTGCTTACACAAATTCAAGAAAACGGCTTGGATATATATGTTCCTAGTTATTTAGGAGGTGTCAGCAATGCTTGACCTTGCTTTAAACGCAAAGACACATGATCTTGCACTTAATGGAGATGTAATGTTTATTGATGATGTTGAGCGTGTAGCACAGCAGATAAAAATACAGTTGCTTACTTTTCTTGGCGAATGGTTTTTAGACGTTACGCATGGCGTACCTTATCTCGAATATGTGCTTGTAAAAAATCCTAATTTTACGCTGATTAGAGAGCTTTTCCGTGAGCAGATTTTAAAGGTTGACGGAGTAAGCAATTTAGTCAGCATTGATATTGATTTTGAATCTGCTACACGAAAAATGTTGTTAAGCTATGAAGCGGAAACTGAATACGGCATGATTGTAAGGAAGGAGGTTTTAGGCTATGGAGTACGGAGTAACAGTTAACGGTTTTGTCAGAAAGCGTTTGCCGGAGATAAGAGAAGATATTTTTAAAAGCTTGGAGCAAAATTTAGGCTCGACAGTTAGCCGTCAGCCTAACAGCATGATAGGCGTTCTCGTTGGTGTGTATGCTGCTGAGCTTGACAGAATGTGGCAGCTTTTAGAGCGTGATTATTATGACCGCTCGCCGATTAGTGCCAGTGAAGGCAGCTTAGACAATACGCTTGCTTACACCAATGTGCAGCGCAAGAAAGCTCAGGCAAGCTATCTTTACGCTGTTTGTTATGGACGCAGCGGAATGGTTCTTCCTGCTAACTGCCAAATTAAAGATGCTTCCGGCTACAAATGGAATATTATTGAAGAAAGCACAATCACTCTTAATGACTGCGTGCATGTAACGCTTGAAGTTGAAACGCCGACTAAAGGAAAGGTTTACAGTGTGCAGTTTGATAATGATGCAGTCATAAAATATACAGCGCAAAAAAATGATACTGCGTTGATTGTAGCTGTTGCCTTGGCTTCTCAGAGCGTTGAAAAGTGGCAAGGCAGTATTGTTGAAGGCAAGCTGGTTTTTGAACGCTCAGACAGGAGATATGGAGCTGTTGTTGTGCTTAACGAATCATTTGTAGTAACGCAGGTTGGCAGTCCTATTCGTTTTGATTGTGAGAAATACGGAGAAATCGAACCTTTGCTAAATAGCGTGAATTATATCAACACAAATTATGACGGCTGGTTTTCTGTTAGCAACGAATCTGAAACATATGTAGGTCGTGACTACGAAACAGCATCCGAAGTTCGTCAGCGGTATGCGTCTGCTGTGTTCAGAAACAGCATAGGAATGAAAGAAAGTATTAAGGCTGCATTACTTGAATTGCAGGATGTTACCAGCGTAACTATTTATGAAAACCGCACTGATGAAACAGTTGATGGCTTAAAACCTCATTCTTTCCAGGCTATTGTTTTCGGTGGTGATGAAGAAACTATTGCTCGCACTATCTTAAATGTTGCACCTTTAGGCATTGATACAAACGGCGATATTTGCGTTCGCATTGAGGACAGCGAGGGTGCAGAGCAAGATGTATGCTTTAGCCGTCCGCACGAGGTACAGATTTATGTCAAAGTTGTCATTAAAGAATATAACGAAGAAATTTTACCTGGTGATGCAATCGACAAAATTAAAAATATCGTTGTCGAACAGATTGGCAAACTGTCGATGGGTAATGATGTTATTTATCAGCGTTTTCTTGGTCCTATTTACAGCGGCGTTGACGGCATTAGCTATATTGAGTGCAGCGTGTCTAAAGATAGTCAAACGTATAAGCAGGAAAACATTTCGATTGAACGTAGTGAGCTAGCAGTAACAAAGCTTGCTAATGTTACTGTAGCTTTGGAGTTATGACCATGACTACAAGCGAAAGAATGTATAACCATTTGTTAAGTCAGTTTCGCAGCAAGCCTAACATTAAAGCTTTTCTTAATGCCGTCGGAAACGAACTCGACAGCATAGATAAAGTTATGGAGCAGATAAGGACACAAATATGGCCAGATACGGCAGTTGGCAAGCAGCTTGATATGTGCGGTGAAGTTGCTGATATTTCTCGCCGTGTTGAAAATGCTATTGCTATGGATTTTTTTGGCTTTCCTGATCATGGCAACATGGGATTCGGACAAGCTCCGTTTAGACGTATGTATGATAATTATCTTACATCCAGCGACTTAAACGACCAGCACTATCGCCTTGCTGTTATCTCTAAAATTGAGAAAAACACCACGGACTGCTCTCGTGTTAGCACAATACATAGCATAAAGAATGTTTTTAATGTCGAACGTGTTTCCGCCGTTAATGCAGGAAATGCCAAAATGCGCATAGGAATAGGGCGTGTAGTAACTAGCAAGGAAAGCCGCTTGATTGATGCACTGAACCTTATTATCCGTGGCGCAGGCATTGGCGTTATTTATGTATATTCTTTCGATGCTGCGAATACGTTCGGTTTTAGCAGAAGCGGAGAAAATCCATATAGGTTTAAAGGATTTAATCAAGGAACATTCGCAAGGATTATAAAGGTGAAAGGGGGACTTGTTGAATAATGGTAATGAAACAGCCTACTTTTGATTTGATTTTTGGTAGTAGCGCAAGCATTGGTGAAATGATTGATTCTTGGCCTGAGCTTGATTACCTGCGTGGTTGGGGTTATCTCGACAAAGGAGAAGCACCGCCACTTGAATACTTTAATAAATTGCAGAATGTTAGCGATTTAAAAAGCCAATACCTTTTTAACAGCTTAAACATTCGCAAGAACAGTACATCTTATGCAAATGGTGACATTGTGTTGTCACCAAACTTGCCTAAAAGTGTTGTTCTAGCTTGTATTGTTGGCGGTGATACTGCTGTAAGTGAACCGGATTTTAGCAAAGCTACAATCGGTGCAACTTATGTAGACGGTTCGGTAGCCTGGGAAGTTATTCCACGAGCTTATAGGTTACAGACAGCAACAAATGTTGAAATTCAGAATTTGATTACAAAGGAGCTGGCATAATGGCTAACTTGCAAAAATTAATTGATCTTGACGGATTAAGCTATTTTTTAGGGCAGATTAAAGCTAAATTTGTTCGTTCCGTAAATAATATAAAGCCTGATTCTAGTGGCAATATTAATATCGCTAATATGACAGGCGCAACGTATAACAGTTCTGGCAAAGCAGGACTTGCACCAATTCCGGCAGCAGGAAAGCAGGATATGGCATTATGCGGAGATGCTACATATAAAGTTCTTCCTATCTCTGGTGGCGGTACAGGACAAACTACCGTTGCTGGGGTTCGTTATGTTTTGGGTTTGGGTAACACAAACGGAGCGTTGCCTATTGCTAATGGCGGTACAGGAGCTACAACTGCTGCGCAGGCTAGAACAAATCTTGGACTTGATAACATCGGCATTAAATTGAAAGTGTGGTAAAATGTTTAGCATAGCAAAAATAAATGGAAAGAATTATTTGGCTAAATATAAAGATAAACCCTATATCTTATCACATCTTCAAAATGTAGGCATATATTTAACTTGCACTTTAGACGGTGGTTTTTTTCCACCTCAACAGATTGTAAATATTAATGGCGTAACATATAGTAGTGGTAGAGGTGGTGTAACCTTTTATCTCTCTGGCAATAAAGGCACAAGCGAAACACTTACAGTTACCTATAACGGAGAAACACTGTATGTGCCTGTTACATATACCCAGGGTGCTACCTATACTGCTGCATTTAGCACTGTTGTGAGTGGAAGCACGAAATACACGACGGATGAAACAGTTAAATTTATTGTTCCTAGTAATATAACGAAGATAAAATGTGTTGGCAGTCCTCATGTTGCTGATGCACCTGCTGGAGAAGATGTGTCCTATGTTATTAGCGTAGCTAATGCTTCTAGCGGTTTAACTTGGGGTAAAGGTTGGAGCTATTCTGAAAATGATTATGATGGCGAAAATGACCGTCAAGAATTAGAAAGTGTAGTAGCTGTTACAGCAGGCAAAACATATGCTTTGAGAATATATGCAAGTGGTGCTAACGGTGGCATTACATTAAGCTGGGGCAAAGACATAAACGCTTTATCAGCAACAGTGAGTGACCTGTAAAGGAGGAATAATAAATGGCGACAACATCGACCTTGAATACTATTAATGTATTTGATAGTGAAGATTCTTATAATACCAATAAAGGCAGCATTGGGGAAAACGAAATTAGCTTAGTTGCTATGGGTAAAAATTCTGGATATGTAACTGAAATGCATCAAGATGGTTCTTCATGGTATAAAAAATACTCTAACGGTTGGGTAGAACAGAGCGGGACATTTACATCACTGTATAACCAAGCTGTTACGTTAATTGTTCCTATGAAGGATACCAACTATACTATCCTGACTTCAAAAACAAGCATGGGGTCTGCTGTTGTTATTGTAGATACAGTAACTACTACATCATTTAATGTTTATGGACGTGGTCAAGGTGGTTCGGCATTTGGTGAAAATGTATCAGGATATTGGTATGTTGCCGGATGGGAGCGTAAATAAAATGATAGGAACTAAGTTTTTTAAAGAGAATTTTGATGGCAAAAATTATGCAGATGCTGCTAAATGGTGTAATGCCAATGGCGCAACTATTGAGGATAAAGGTGAATACTACGAGGTAGTAGAAATTCCTGCTCAAACATTTAACGAATTTAAAACTATAAAGCTTACACAAATTGACGAATGGACAGCAGCGAAAATAACAGGAGGTTTTGTCAGCAGTGCCAGCGGAGAACCTGTGCGTTACGACAGCGATTTAGAAACGCAGATCACAATGCAAGGCATTGCTCTTAATGTAAACACGGAACAATTTGCAAAAAAATATTCCATTGGGTGCCCGGTTCGTGGTTATAAAGACGGAGAAAAAGAAAAGACAATTCAATATCTTAGTGCTAGTCAAGTGTTACAGTGGTTAGCTGACTTAAGCATACATATAGGAGATTGTAAACAAGCAGGCTGGAAAAAACAGGCTGAAGTAGAATCTTGCAAAACTGTTTTTGAACTCAACAATATAGAATTGTAAGAGGTGATAGCGGTGTTTAAAGTTGATGACAACAATATCAGAATGATTAGAGGTGATAGCGGTGTTTTTAACATTAGCATCACCGATATTAACGGCAGGAATGTTGAACTGACTGACAGCGATGTATTAACATTTACGCTTCGTCGCACAGTACGTAACCCGACTATCGTTCTGCAAAAAGTTATCGTTAATGGTGAGCTTGATATTAAGCCAGCAGATACCGAAGGGTTAGCGTTTGGAGCTTATGTATATGACATTGAGCTTCGCCGTGCTGATGGCTACGTTGATACAGTTATTCCGCCGCATGAGTTCCTCTTAATGGAGGAGGTGACATACTAATGAGGTTACATGGTACGCTGACGGCTGCGAAAGGTGAGCTGCATGGCAATTTGTCACCGAACAAAGGGAACCTACATGGGATGTTGTCAGCACGGAGTATCGGTGCTGATATTTATGACGGAGCTTATACGGTACACTCCGAAGCTCATGAAGTGCAGATATTGCCGACGGCAAACAAACAATTAACAAAAAATATTACTGTCGAAAAAATTCCATATTTTGAAACATCCAATTTATCCGATGGAATTACGGCATACATAGGAAGCGAGGTCGAAGTAAATTATGGCTGAAAAAAACATCTCTAAAGTAGTGTATGGAGGAAAAACATTAATCGACTTAACCGCTGATACTGTTACAGCAGATAAGATATTGAGCACATATACTGCTCACGATAAAAGTGGTGCGCCGATTGTAGGTACGTGTACTTTTAACGCCGACACATCCGACGCGACAGCGGCAGGTGCAGAAATCCTCGCCGGAAAGACAGCCTATGTCAATGGCGTAAAAATTACAGGCGAGATGAAGAACAATGGCGCTGTTAGCGGCGTGATTAGCAAAAAAGCTGATAGCTACACCGTGCCTATTGGTTACCATGACGGCGCAGGCAGGGTAGCGATCAGTACCACGGAGCAGGCTAAAATTATTGCAACCAACATCAGGGCAGGCGTATCCATCTTAGGTGTAACAGGTACGATGAGCGGCACAGAGAGTGTCAAGGTACAAGCTAAGACCGCTACCCCTAAGACAACAGCGCAGACTATTTTGCCCGACAGCGCACAGGGATTTAATTATTTGTCACAAGTTACCATAGAGCCGATACCCTACAATGAGAGCGACAATGCTCAGGGCGGCAAGACCGTTACTATCGGCTAATAAGGAGTGAAAAAATGGCAGTAAATAAAGTTATATATGGCGGTAACACCTTAGTAGACCTTACTGGTGATACCGTCACCGCTGCCGATTTGGCAGACGGAGTCAAAGCAACAGGTTCAGACGGCAACCCTATTGTAGGCCTGATGCAAAAGGTTACCATTGATGCTAAGCTGTCGACAACCAGTACCAATCCAGTGCAGAATAAGGTTATCAAGGCGGAGCTGGATAAAAAGATGGCCAAAACCGATAAAATATACGAGGCTAACCTTGAATGGGGCGGACAGGACATTGCCGGTGGTTATAGTCCTATCGACGGAGCTATGATTTCCAATTTAGGAGCTAATCGTTTTGCGTTTGGCAAGGTTGAGGGCATTACAGTTGAATACAGTGAGGATGCTGGAGAAACATGGGTTGAATACCCTTTGACAGATACTGCAAAAGTTAGATTGTTTTCAATAGGCGGTAATTATCTGTATGCTGGTGGTGAAAAGAGTCGCACACCCTCTGTAAATGATATGATACGAGTTACCATAGACAGTGATGCGTTTGGCACGTATACTGCTTTAAATAAATTTGCTATCGAAATATCTACAGGGGACAATAGAGGCTGTTATTGTACAATCGACGCTTCTTTGGAATCATCCCCAACGGCATTTAAGGTGTTTGCGGATAAAGTACCTATTGAAGGTTGGAGTGGATACAACATCATTAATACGCAAAGTTTTGAAACTTATGGCAACCAACCGTCAAGGCAGTATGGTACTATTAGATTTACGTTCGGTTGCACTACGGTTAACACCACCTACAAAGGATTAGCTATTGTAAAAATTATGGGTTTTGGTGGTGTCGGATGGAATACTCCGAGCAACATGGCTCAAAATGGGCATTTGTACCAATACAATGAATTGCAGGAGGCTAAATTCCCCGCTTCCATTACCGCCCCTAATTTTATCGGCAAGGTAAACGGCAAAACCATCGAAGCATCCGTCCCCGCCAACGCTAAATTTACGGATACAGTCTACACGCACCCTGCTACACATCCTGCCAGCATGATTACAGGGTTGTCGACGGTGGCAACAAGTGGAAGTTACAACGACCTTACAGACAAGCCAAATATACCTGCGTCAGCTACAGTGGACAGTGAGCTATCAGCTACATCGGTTAACCCGGTACAGAATAAAGTCATTAGTGCTGCACTTAGTAACAAGGCAGACAACAGTGTATTGAGTACTTATCTGCCATTGACAGGTGGTACAGTTACAGGTAGTATTACCGCTTCAAACTTTCAAACAGGAACTGATGCAACCAGTTATTTCCAGTGTAGAAAATTTAGGGGCGAGGGCGACGCTAACTCCTACTATCATGCTATAGATTTTGGCTATTCTGGCCATGATAGCGTAGATTTCTACGAATACGACCCGAATTGGAACTTTTATAAATGCCTAACAGGTACAAAATCTGGGGCGGTTTTAGTTGGCAATATCAACGGCAACGGCTGGAACGGCGGGGCACGGCTGACAGGCACACCGACTGCACCTACTGCGGCTGTTGGAACGAATACTACTCAGATAGCGACAACGGAGTTTGTACAGTCAGCTATCCCTACAAACATATCATCATTTACTAATGACGCAGGCTATATTAAAAGCGTAAATAACACCAAACCCGATTCAAATGGTAATGTAACCATTGCAATCAGCGGTGGTGGTGGAGTAAGCACGTCTACACAGAATGTGTGGACGGCTCAGCAGTCGTTTGATTTAGCCTTGCTGGGTGTAGAAAAATATAAAACTACTTACGCTAATGGAAATTCTGTAAAACCTTCTAGCGTTACGGCTGTGTATAATGCAACAGGTAGTTTTACTTTAGACTTAGCAAACTTCTCATCTCTATTAAACATAGGACAATCATTAGTCTTTACTGCATATATCAAAGCTAATGCTGATTATCCTCTAACTATAACTAATGGTGGCACACTAAAATACACTGGTAACTCATCTGATTTAGCGATTACGAGTGCAGGTTTATTACTTAATATCTTTATAACATTAGATAATAGTGGTAACAAAACAAGCATCGTACAAGCATCTAAGTTATCGTAGAGGTGATGTAATATGGGACTTAATCGTCTATTTATGTTCAAGCGTGCTGAGGGCGGTGGCGGTGATGTTGATAAGAATGTATTCATTATGACTATGGGGACTAAAAGTGGTCAGTATGGATATAATAACAACAGTGGTTACTATGGCGAGGTTACAGGTGATGTTACGCATGATGGCAGAGCGGTAACATTGGTAATGTTAACTTATTATGCTGGTTGGCTTGATGTGGCTTTTAAAGAAGAAGGCGTAACGAGTGGTAGTCGTAATATTGCGTTAAATATCACGCCTATGGAAACAGGTGTTACTGTACCCCTTGCAGTTGGAAAAATATCGTATCAAAGTGCTGCAACAGGTTTTTACACCTACGTTCAACGTGTGCCGTCCAGTATCTCTAGTATGTTTACTGCTGCTAATGTGGGCAAGAAATTTAAAGTCGAAATTGTGTTTAACTAAGGCGGTGATTTAATGCGAACAACTTATACATACAAAGAGCAGACCTGCTCTAATTTATATGAGCTTTCCGAAGTGTTAGGCAAAGACGGCGTGTTTATCCCTCTCTCAATCAGCGATGAATCCTTAGCAGAATTAGGCGTAATCATCACGCATGAGGAAGAACCCTTAGAAGTGATTAAGCAACGTAAGATTGCGGAGCTTAAATATCAGCGTGATAAAGCAGAGGTAGAGCC